ATCAAATCGTTGTAACACTATCAAAACCCTCTGACTTGGTTGGACCAAACAACTTGCTGGCTTGTTTGTCAATAACCCACTCTGGTACTTTGCGTTCACGTTTGCTATTCTGTGCTTTACAATCACTTACAGGAGTATCAATAAAATATGCTCTTATTTCAGCATTGTTTGCTTTGCCAATATCAATCCAATCTTTGCGTTCTTTGATATTAAGACTGGTGGCATCAATGATAGTATTTTTACCTTGTGATAAATAATCGTTTACACGCTTTCTTGCAATATCAAATACTCGTCCATTTTGACTTTGATCTTCTGCATTACCAGTCAGTTCCACACGAACTGCATCAGTTTCCACCAACTCTGCTTTGAGTGATGTTTTTAATCCGTTGGCATATGTGCTCTTGCCCGAGCCACTTATACCAACCATGACTGCTAAAATAGATTTGTTCATACACTCAAATTATTCAGTTTTTTTATTTAGTCAAATATTTTGAGCGGATTTTTTCAATTCCAACCTCATATTATTAAGCGCGTCTCGGTTGTCCGCGTGCCATTTTCTTGAACCACCGTGTTTATGATCAAACTTATCCCAAATATCTTTTGGAATTTTTTCAAAGACTTCGCAACGATACGATTCCCAAAAAAGTTGCCACGAGACATCGGCCAATACATTCAACGTCGTTGGTGCAACAATTTGCCCTGTTTTGGGGTCTACCTTATGGGCGATTGCCAAATTCATGATATTTGTTGATGGTGTTGCTGAGAATCGCAAATCCATATTGCCGAAAGATAGTTTGTGGTCGTTTATGAATTTTCTCTCAAATAACAGAATCCATGATGCTGTTCTGGGTAAACAAAACCGATAGTTTCCGTCCTTTGCGTAGTGATCGAAATGTGGAGCAAAATGTCTGTCGTCAATTCTTCCAAACACTTTATTACTTGTGGTGTTTATTGTATTTTCTATCCATTCAAATACGCCTTTATCCAACACTTTCACGTCAGAATCCAAATGCAATACCCAATCGGCAGTGGAATACTTCAACAATTCTTCAATTGCTTGACTGTGTGTAAGTATTCTACCGTCGTCAATCAAATTGAATCCAAGTTCATTTTTTCTGGAATGTAGATATTCCTTTGTACCGTCGAGTTCCGATGCTTTACTGTCATATACACGTACCTTCCAATTGGTCCTCAATGGAAACCATGTTTCCAGACATTCTTTCACAATCGGTAAGTTGCCGTAGGTAGCACTGATAATATCAATAGTTTTCATATATAATTTTTAATTTCATTTGGCTAAATATTACGGGACTTCTGAAGTATTTTTTTTAATTTTGTTGTTTCCGCGCATTGTCAATTTGAAGGGATACTTATTGTTCTGGTTTAAAATGAATTTTGCGATGTCTGTATCAAGCAAATAGCAGTTTGGTATTATGCAATGCCCACCTATCTTACCGTCGCTATGATTCAAGACATATTTACTATATTGCGGAAATCCCAACTTCTTGTATCCTTCATTGTAAGTTTGATTGCACTTGGTATATACCAAATCAAAGTCCAAATCGTGCTTTTTGCAATAAGTCCATATCTCTTTTTCGGCAATGACGTTTAGTCCATACAAGGTTGTGCAATATAGTTTCATAACTTCCAGTGTTTCACGTTTATCAGCTTCTTCAATCGGTATGCCTACATGGGTGAAGTAATTTTTGAGATATCTATTTTTTGGTGCAAAATATTTTACAAACGTCTTCAAACTTTCTTCCAAATGCGGATGTACGCCTCTTACTGGAGAATAATATGCATTACATTTATTGGAAGTTCCAATGGGAACTGTCGAATGAATAATGGTGTATTTTGGACTATAGAATTTCTGATATTTCTTTACTTCTCGCACAAACTTTTTGCTGTATGGAAAACATATGTGCATGACATGCGCAGATTGTATATCTGGCATCAATTCCACGTCCCTAACGTATACTTCGTATTTTTTACTCAACACCTTCTCAAGAGATTTTCCTATTTCTCCATAGCCAATTATTAAAGTTTTCATAATATTTTTTAGATGCGCGACGTATATACTCTACCAATATTTTTTCTTTTTGTCGTTTGGAATTAAATTTTATTCATATATTTACGTCAGTAGGCCCAATATTTTTGTCGGTGGACTCTATTTTTGACAATTTATTATTGTCATGAATGATCAATTTAACGAATCCAGTCCCCAAACTGAACACATTGGGGACTATGCTTGGGAACTTTGAGTGTTGTTCCTGAAGAATATTCTTTGATACATTTTTTTGACACAATGATAAAAACATGGATGTGGATGTTGGCTTATATGTTCGGGCAAAATATTCTACCATAGTATAAAAATTTAACTTCGTCGGCTGCGCATGAATAAGAAATTCATCGTGGTTTTTTATTTCCCTATCATACATATCGTGTATTGCTTCTATGTAATTTGGATACATGAAATCGTCACAATCATGTCTGGTTTGAATATTGTATTTTTCTCTCACGACGTACTCTTTAAATCCAGTCAATTTCAAGTCTAAATCTACATCACTTCCACTAAATTGTTCTCGTATTAACTCCAGGTGATGTGGAAGTTCTTTGTTTGTGTGTATAAATAATTTAAAGTCTTTGCACGATTGGTTTATAACGGATGGTATATATGCTCGTTTCATCACTTCAAAATATTTTTGAAACAAAAACTCGTCTTTAAAATTACATCTCGTTATTATAATGTGTTTCATATATTTTTGTTTTGGTTGGTAATAAACGTCTCCGAATCGGTTTTTAATAAATTACAATTTTTCATTGCAACGATTCTTTTTTTCTAAAGGTTAAATATTTTTTCCAATCAGATAAAAAGGCGTCTTCGTCGCGATTCTCAAAATATCCCAGTATTTGATCGTAAGTTGACCTTTTTGATATTCCTCGCAATTCTATTATTCTATTATTATTTAGAATGACATTTGTATTCAAGTCGATTCTCTCTAATATTTTATGGCGAGTGTTGTAACCTCTGTTGTCTCTGTCTCCATGCCATTCATGAATAAATGACCCACTTATATAAGAAACATCTTCCGGTTTAATGTAAGACATTATTTTTTTCTTCCAATTAATATATTCCAAAAATGTCGAATTTTCTCCGATATTTAAATGTTCATACGACGCACCGGAAAAATCAAATCCAAATATCGTATAAATAAACACAGTATCTCCTCCACCCATTATTGCGTATGGATACAATCCGCCCCATTTCCATAAATTTCTATTAGCCCCCCATGCGCCACCAGGATGTCCCGGATGATGATACCAATCCACCATCGGAACTTTACCATGCATAGACATCAAACCGGGATGAATTCGGTCTATCCTTCCAAAACGATCTGTACCGATTCCTTTATCATACATCTGAACCAATTTAAGTGTGTCCAATTTTTTAGATGTATCATTGTACCAATTCGGATTCGTAAAAGAAAAGTCTGGGTCAATCCATGCTATTTTTTTGTATTTTTTTGGGACAAATTTTTCTGCCAGATTTATACACGCCTCTTTTTGAAAACATATATTTTTTTTATCAACTCGGATCTGCTTCCAGCCGACTCTGCCTGTGGTCTCGAATCTATCATTCAGTGATAGTTCCACCCCATATACAGGATATCCCAATATATCCATCTGACGTAGAAATCTATTAAAATTTCTTGTCGGACTGATAAATCCACACCAATTAAAATAGCACGTTATGATCGCCATATCTTTTTCTCCACCCGAACCGTAGGTATTATCCAGTAACAAATCGGCATTTTTTATTGGATGCCATAAATGTATTCCCTTATAATCAAACTCTTGAATCGGTGTATTCTTGGACTTAACCCGTTCACTAAACTCAATATCTTCTTTTCCCCATCCAAACAAACTTTCATCCATTCCACCAATGTCTAGAAATGCTTGTTTATTAAATATAAATGAAAGAGCACTGTACAAGGAGATATATTCGGTGGATTCATCTTCGTATGATACATCGATCTTTTCTCCCCGTAATATTCGTGTGCTATCGTCGCTCGTTAATTTTTTTCCGGTTGAGTATGGCTTTATAAAATCTTCTGTCCATTCAACACCAAACACGTTACCAAATTTCATATAAAAATCCACGTCATTTACCCAAACATATTTTGTGTTTGCGTGATTTTTTACTGCCCAGTTTATTATGCCAGTTTTATGAAACTCTTCGCTCTTCGAGATATATAATAAATGTTCAGAGTTAAATTCTTTCAAGTCTAGTGATGTAGCAGATTCTTTAACTTGCTCAACCACCAAAACTCTAGCACCTGTCTTTATGATATTAGGCAAAATAAATTTTAAATTATTCAACCTATCAATTCCCAATTTATAAATTGGAACTATAAATGTAACGTCGTTGGCAGAAATCATATATAACAGTTAAAAATTGTATTAGTTATGGAAACGACTCAAATCCACCCGGCGCTCGCCGCATCGCTTCGTAGTAGTACGTCGGCGTAGCAGTCGGTGTTGGCGTAGCAGTCGGCGTTGGTGGCGGCGTAGCAGTCGGTGTCGGTGTCGGTGTTGGCGTCGGCGTCGCAGTCGGTGTCGGTGTTGGGCGAAGTGGTCGTTCTGGGCATGTTGAGTGCGGTGTTGGTGTTGGTGTAGCGGTCGGCGTTGGTGTGGGAGTTGGAGTGGGCGAAGTAAGAGTATTTGTTGGTGTGGGGGTGGGAGTATCTGTCGGTGTTGGAGTATTTGTTGGTGTTGGCGTTGGTGTGTTGCTCGCACGAATCAATGGACTTTTGTTTGCCAACAATATCCAGCCGTTTTTATTTCCAATTTTGGTGGTTTTTACATACAAAAATGAACCGGTGCCGGTCTGATCCAATGACAAATCTTCCGAAGTTATGGCATATGTAGGTATACTTAATTGTTGAAAATATAAATTTTCCCACCCAGAAGCAACAGAACCGGAATAATTTATCTTATAAAGACTGCCAGTTTTGTAAAACTGCGATCCTTTGGGACCATCCAATACATTATTTGGGTCTCCATAATATCCTACGGTATTTCTTATAATAATAGACATGTATTGTTATAAGTATCAATTAACTGAGGAATTCTGGCAAACTGAGCTATGATTCTATCATTTGTGCTCGTCTATGTCCTCCTCTTTTTTTGGATATCCTCGGATCAATATCGGTAATGTCTTGTTTATAAATTCACCGACCATGCCAAAAAATGCCATACCAACTGCCGTGCCTAGTGTGGCAATAATTATAACAAAAAAGAATTGCCCCCAAACATCCCACGCTTGTATCATATGAAGTATATCTTGAAGCATATAAACAGAACTATACATAAACACAACCATCTGTCAAACATTTATTTTACTATACTGTTTTTTTATCTGTGTCTTCAGATTTCTTTTTATCGGTCGCAGTTTTCTTATCTGTTGTTTCTGGGTTCCAATTAAACAAAACTGGAGGTGTTTGTTTTTTCCATCCTTGTGTAGCGTCTCGTTTGAAATACCATAAAATACATTTCTTTCGCTTTCCTTCTGTTACTTCTCCATTTATGGCTCTTATTGTACCAACAACCAAGTTTAAACTTCCATATGAAATTGGTTCACCCATATCACCATCATATAAAGCATACGTCGATTCTCCTAAATCATACCAGTAAAAAATTGTTTCTTTGGGGTCTATTTCTTTTAAATGAAGCGGCTTCTTTTTCATATATATAAATAGAAAACCGCCGAAGCTTTTAGGCTTCGGCGGTTTGGTTAATTGAACTATAACTAGTTCTATTTTTTAGCTTGCAGACGCAGCGACGGTGTTTGTAGTTGCGGTAACATTGGCAGTGACAGGAATCACGGATTTGTTCTTCTTGTCGGTATTAACCTCGGCAACCGAAACGGTTGTCAACGTATCGCTGGCGGCAATAACACCAGCAGCTTTTGCGGCTTCGAGCAATTCCTTGCTAGGATTTGCGCGAGAGAATACAAGCTTTGGGCGACCAATGGCGGGTTTGATTTTGCCAATGACCATAACATCTTTGTTTTCAACAGCCTGCTTTACACGAAAGCGAAGGGTGATATTGACTGCATCTGGATACTTACCTTGAATGTCCTCAATTGTAAAGTGGCTTGTGGGCCATTCAATGATGAACGAGTTTTTCTTACTTGTCTTATTTGTTTTATTTGACATATATTTTATTAGTTAGTTGATTTATTTTATTTCTGGCAAACTTTTTTATCGCACGTGATCGTTGAATCCGTCCGAATAACCATCACGATGCTCATCGCTGGCATCATTGATTAGATTGGTCTGATATGGAAGATCATATCTGGCATCGTGTTCTCCTTGAATATAACCATCAGTATATTCATCATCGTCCGCATCTTCGTCGTCCGGAATATCCGAATCGGCTTGGTTTATACGTTGATTATAACCGTCATTATAACCAATACGATAAGAGTTTTCTCGGCTATAGTCACGACTGGTTCCATATTGCATGTCGCCGTTGAGATCAGACTCACCAAGTTCATAACCTTCGCTATAAGCTTCTGCATTCCATGGCGAGGTTGTGTCAACCTTTGATGTGGTTGAGGATTTACTATCACAAGAGTAATCATCTTCACATGCACCATCGGTGGGTTCTTGATTATAATCCCAATCGGTATTGATCTCTTCGGCGTTGCTTGTATAAACAACCTTGTCCAATTCCTTGACAACATCAAGGATTTCAGACGCAACGGTATATTCACACACACGCATCTTGGTGTGACCCTCGTATTTCGGAACGCTCACAACATCCTTGGGGTTGACCTTGACGATCAACAAGCGGTTTCCGTTCGCAGAACGAACTTCTCCCTTGACAAAGTGACCATAACCAACGACATAATCAAGAGCACCAACATGCAGACCCTTGCTGCAATCAATGCCATAGTTGTCATCAACCATATTGCGAGGCATAGAAACAACCGAACCAACGCTATTCAAGAACTTGCCGGAGTAAATGTCGGTATAATCGCTGCGAACCGCTTTATATGCCAAGAAGCAACCATCGTCTGTGATAGGAAGACCATAGTTCTCAAGGAACCAATAGGTTTCACTCACGCCACGAGCAGAAGGGTTCTGCATAAGATTTTCAAGGAACTTGATCATATGATCAAACTTGAAACCTTCGCTCATCATTTTGATGATGCGGTCGGTTAGGGTATTATGAACAACAAAACCACCATACAAGATTTGACCATTCTCAATCTTCACACGATTACCAGTGTATTGAGATACAGCTTTGGCAACATTGACGAGATTTTCAATTTTGTTGAACTCTCCTGCTTTGATGCTGTCAATGATTTTATTATAGTTGGGGTGGTCTGGTGCCACAGTCAAACACTCGTTCTTTAGATAGAGTGTGACGGAGCCGTTGGTCTTGATGACATACGGAATGCTGTTTTGTGTATTACTCATATTATTATTTTTTATTAGTTAATCTATTCAATGATGCTATATTATGTGGATTATTTATTAATGTCAATATATTTTAGCTATTTTCGTCAATAAAATTGATGATTTTATAAATCGGTGCAGAAACTGTGGAGTAGTGTTCTCCAATGTCCAGCACACCAAGATACTTTTCAGTCAACATTTTCTTGAACTCAGTTGGATCAATATCCAACTCGGTATGTTTATTTGCTTTGATGTCAAACAGTTCCAAAAACTTGACATTATTGGAACTATCTTTAAGCAGTTCGCTATAAGATTTTACAAATGTTTGGAACTTTTTGCGAGTGTCGATATTTGTAATATTGCTCACGATTTGCGGACAGCGAGTAAGCTTGTTATAAATACCACTGGCTGTTTCAAACTTAGCACGACTTTGCATGCGATACAAATCTTGTTCATGTTTGGCTTTGTCAGCATGCACAACTTTCTTTACAACATCAAAAATATTGATCCATTTGCCAATCTTGAGCAGATTTTTGTTCTTTACATTGATGCCATAAATCATGGTTTCAGAACCATTGAGCTTGTTGTCTACAAACAATTTTAATGCTTCAGACATATGATCTTCAATATTCTTACCATTGTTCCAAACAGGATCGGCATAAAAGAAATCAACATAATAATATGTACCAGCAGAATCAAATGTAGCGGCTTTTTTGCCAAAATAAGCATGCGGACGATAATTACGATCATTCTTTGTGGGTTTGATAAACTCACTAATATCTGCATAGAAAATTTCGTCAGTACCAGCGGTTTTCTTTTGACGAGGTGCTGGCGGCGGTTTTGGCAAAGACTCAATATTGGTGACAATTTTAGAGTCCCAACCAAAATAATTCATATGCTTATTGAATGTATCATTGTTCTTGGATTCATCTGTGATGATATAGCAAGTGGGAAATACACCAGTAGCATACTTTGTACGCAAATGATGTCGCAGACGAACACTCTTGATTGCGGAAAGATTTGTATAAAAAATATCTACACCACGGTTTTCAGAATACGTACTATAATTTGAAGTGCGCTTGAAACGACCAGTGACGCTATCAAGCATATACACCGTAAATCCACCACCAACATTGGTTGTTGGGTCAAATGCTCCAGTTGCTTTATGCACAGTATTGATATTTTCACTGCCATAAGTTACACTCAATCCATTATACTTGATTGGAATATCACCAATGATGTTGCGAATATGACTATACTGACTGTTATAGCCATTATATTTGGCGTATAGATGCATAGCTTCCCAACGACTCTTGGGAGTTTCAATGCTCTTATATACCATTTCTTTTAGTTCGTCAACGGCGGTTCGTAGTACAGAAATAATAGCCAATGTGGTGGCATTATTGTCTTCATACTGAAGCTGTTCTTTGTTGGGCGCAACTTCCAGTTCACCAATATCAAAGAAAAAGTCAAAATTGCCATAGTTCAAAGCTTGTTCAAGCTTGTAAACATCGTTATTGGGAACATTGCGCAAGGCATTACGCAAAGCACTGGCGTTGATAGGATAGCAATAGTTGCCCATGAACGCATTGCATCCACGGTTATAATAGCCGCCATCATTCTTGCGCATAGACCAACGCTTGCCAGTATAGATATACTCGCGTGGCTTGTATTCAATATTGGCACCAACAATGGTTGGACGATAACGAAACGGTTCATATGCACGAACAATCTTGTCTTGCCACATACCAATGTCACCAATCTTTACACCAAACTTGATTTCTACACCATTATGTTCATTAGAATCTTGTGTAACAACATGCAGAATACTGGGAGAACCAGATTCATCAATAAAGCAGTTGTAAACATGTTTCGTACCCTTATAGAAAGAAGTCACATTGAAGTTATCGGTATAATTGAACGGAGTCTTGCTACCCAGTCCCATGCAACCATCACTGTCATTATCAGCAGTCTTTGTGGACTCAAAATATGTAGTATAGATAGTGTCAATAGCGTCTGGAGTCAAACCAGTGCCAAAATCGCGAACACTGAACCACGGCTCCAGTGTGTTGGGCGCATGAACCTCAAACATCTTTTCAGTGTTCTTAGCCTTGACATGACTGTCCCATGCATTGGCACCAAGTTCACGCGGAATGGCGAGAATTGGTTCGCTATAAAAACCAGACAAAATCTTGAACGCCTTGGCAGACGCCTTGATCTTGAAACGAGTCGGCGCAGAAAGAATATTGCTGATGACTGGTGAGGATTTTTCTTGTGTGATAATCATGTGTTTTTTATTACTATGCTATTAGTATGCCGACATAATATATAAAGTCAAGACGTTTTGATAAAAAGTATCAACTTTCTTTAGAAAGAAACATTTTATTCAATGTATGAGCAATCTGCACAACATTCTGAACATCAACGAATTGTGCATCTTTGCCATACATGGTGCGAAACAAGTTGGAATTTTTCTCAGAAAGTTTGCTATTTGTATTATTACATTCAACAAAATAGCTCAAAACGGATACGCCAATTTCACGAATTTTATTGATTTGCTTCTTTGTGTGTTCTGCTGCGACGTTTCCATAATAACTCGCACCAAATGCAGGTTCGCCATCAGACAGATTTACAAAATAACTATCCATTTCGTGTGTAGAAGCAGGAATATGCTTGATAATTGCCTGAAATGCAAGTCCTTCTGGGGTAGAACCATGTGGAAATAACAATGGAAATAATTGAACAATCTTATTGAACTTGTCTTTACGCGAATCATATGCCAAAACAATATAAGGAGTTTCATATCCACCACGATCCTTAGAAACTCCACTTCTAAATGAAATACTCAAAGTTACATTATTGATCATACTAACAGCCTTGGCAATTGCAACAAGTGTTGTCATTGTTTTTTCCCACTTTGTTTTCATTGAAGAAGAAGCATCCACAGTTACATGCAAATGAGCATTCTTATATTTGTCTGTGGTGGTTTGATAAAACAAATTTTCTCCTTGGAATCCAATAGATGCCAACAAACGTTTATCAATCTTACCTTTTTGTAGGCGAGTGAATTTTGTGGTTTTTACTTCACTGCGAATTTGCAATTTTCTACCAAGCATGGTTCCGATAATAATTCCCTGCTGTACTCCTCGTGAGGAAGCGGGATTTCCAGTTTCGCGAGAAAACTTGCTGGTATAAGGAAATTCCGATGTCATCATGAGTTCACGAGTCATGTTTTTTACCACAATACAATCAACCTTTGGTACAGTTTCATCTCCCACCTGTACAATATCAACGGAGCTTTGTTCAAGGATTTGAAGTTTTTTGATTGTATCTTTATCAAATGCAGATTGCTTAACTTCACGTGTAACAATTTGTTCTTGTTTATCAATGAGTTTATCGACCTTTTTCTTTTCGGCGTTGGACAAATCTTTGGACGGATTTTCATCCGGTGTTTCATCAACATCGTCTTGAATAGGATTTGCAGAAGACGGAGTTCCGCCCAATACATCATCAACATCGTCGTTGGAATCTGACTGTTCTGATTTATCATCGGATGGTTCATCGCCACCAGATTGCTTATCTTGATTGTCTTTATTTTTGTCTTGTTGCTTGGGATTTTCTTTTTCTTCTACAACACTCTTGAGTATTTCTTCTGTGATTTGATACGCAAGTTCCAGACGGTCCTTGGGATTTGATAGTTCAGTCCTCAGAATATTATTCAAATCCAACAATTCGCCAATCTTACGCAAAGCTGGTAAAGCATCCAAGTCAGTATTAACATTGGTGATATTGGTAAAACGAAATTTATAGTTTTTGACAGTGGTATTTCTATAAGCATCGGACTTCAATGCTTCACCAATTTCAGGCAGATTGAAATAACGGTCATATAATGCTTGATAATATCCACGATAGCCCGGCGCACTTTCATATGCACATGCATCAATATATCTATCTTCAACTACATTGAGAATATATTTTGCCAAATTACCAATATAGTTTTGATCAAAATGACCTTTGGCAGCAGCAGTCAAACTGCGAGGAATTTTTCCCCACATGGTCTTGATCAAGTCAAAATCGCTTTTGACGATATGCATAGCTTCGTGCAACGACAATCCAACCGTAGGGTCAAATTCACCCTTGGTCAATTCACCACCAATGTAAATAACTTTGCCATCAGTCATGGATGTTGAGTTCTCGGCGAAACGAACAGGAATGTTCTTTCCGGTAAGAATATATACAAAGTTGCCAATAGCACGGCGATATGCCGAAAGTTTGAGCAACGCCATTGTGGAACTGGCATCAAACTTTTGAGTATTGAAATCGTCGCCAAGCCAAAACTTGGAATGATCTGCTAAAATTTTTGTTTTCATCAGAACGGGGGCAAATCGTCCTTGTTATTGTTGTTTGAGTTGAACACTTTGTTCAGTGGGTCGGATTTGACTGGAACATGTTTTTGTACAACTTGTTTGACCATTGTGCGTTCACTGTCCAAACCACCATCGTCTGGATAGTCTGGGTAAATCACCATTTCGGCCAACTCTACCAAACCAAATCCATCAACAGTGAGTTCAGCCATTTCTACTACAGAACGAGTAGAAACAAAGCGACTCAACTTTCCTTGCTTTGTAAACTCACGAGTTGTAGCAGCAATTTGTGAAATCTTGTCCATGAGATTCATATCAGCATCAGGACAAACCACCTTTATCAACTTCAATTCTTCTTCAGAAGAAAGAATATCAACTTCAATCTTAACTGTGAAACGATCAGTCAAAGCTTTGTCCATGACTCGTGTGGCAGTATAATCATTGCCAATGTTTGCCGTAGCGATGAAACACACTCCGTCCGCGACCTTGACGACCTTTCCACCCCACTCATCTAATCGCAAATATCTTTGATTGTCGAGGACGGGCATCAATATATTCACGGCGTCGTGGTTGGCTCGACTCAATTCATCCAGAATGATTATTGATCCGGTGGTAGAAATGGCTTTTACAAACGGGGATTCTTGAAAGAATGTTCCGGTTTCTTTGGACAACTGGGTATTTCCTATAATCGTGGCACGAGCATCTTGGGTGCTTCCGAGATTTACCACAAATAATGGTTTAGTTCTGTTGTAAGTTACTTTGTATTTTTTGTTTTTCATTTCTATATTTTTCCCATCTTTTTTTTGCTGCATCGGATTGTTTTTTCTTTATTTCTTCTTTTGTGAGTGGAACTTTTATTCCATACTTTTTTATTTTTTGTTCTCTATATTTCGCCCATCTTTCTTTGGTTGCCTCTCCTATATTTTTCTTTCCTTCTTCTGTTAGAAACGACGTTCCCATTCTTGCCTCACTTATCTTCTTGCGGGTTTCTTCGGAATAAACTTTTCCTGTGTTGGCGTCTTTCACTCTTTTTCGTTGATATTCGGACTGAGTTCTTCCGAACATTGGATTTGTTTCTCCTTGGTTGTGCTCTGTTATTTTCTTTCTGTATTCTTCGTTTGTTTCATACGCCATCCTCACGGCTGCACTAATCTTTTTTCTTGTTTCTTCTTTCGTCGTAACCTTTGGACGCAAACCGCTATCTCTTTGTATATTATATGATTTTTTGTCATTTATGGCATCATATTTGTCTATCCAGTATATCTCTCTCTCCAAAAGTTTTCCCAAATCGGTTCCACCCACTACTTCTATTGTTTGTTTTGTAAAGTTTTTCTTTCCGTATTTTTTGATTGCCGCCTTTATCGCCCTCCCCGAGCCATAGTAGTTTAGATTATTGGCTGCGTCTTTTCCGATGTAATAACGTTGATTTAGAGTATTTATGGTTTTATATATTATCATACTACTAATAAGTATTAGTTGGTAGGATATTCCACGCTATTATTCTACTATTTCCGTTTTTATAATATGTACGTTAGGATCGTTTTTAAGCAAATTTAGTTGTTCTTCCGTCACCTCTTCTGTCACCTCTTCCTTCAAGGCTTCGGCCAGACATCGACATGCCAATGTTTTGCCTTGACCAGCCGGTCCAAGCAACAGAATGTTTTTGCCACGCAAAGCACTGCGTACAAGATACTTCCATTTCAATTCGCCCATAAATAGCTTATCGGGCTTGAGTGAATAGCAAGTGTCAATGATGTCTTTGACTTCGTTGATTGAATATTTCTTTGTTTTACTCATGTATATAACTATGACTTCTTTTTATAGAAAGTCAAGTACCATATCATAAAAAACCCCACTTTTTATATAGTGGGGATTTGATAGTGTGAATATTATTTAAATTTCATGGAGATTGAATCAGGTCCACTTTAAATCCTTTGTGTTCTCCTCTTTTTATAAATTTTCCTTGTGACTTTTTCCAATGCAGAGTATTATAGTTCCACCCTCTTTGTTCGCAAATTGCCTTAAATTCAAGACCATTTACATTGAATATTTCACCGATTGGTGTTGTTATTTTATATAAATACATAGCACTTCGTTTTGTTGAAGATGCAGATCCACCTTTTTTGTGCCATTCTTTATTAATATTTTTTAGCACGGCCTTTCCACCTTTCTTACCGGCATCGCTTTGGTGTTTTGTAAACGCCTCTATATTGTGCTGTTTTAGTCCATGTAAGTAATGTTTTCCACCATATGCCATATTATATGACATTCTATCTTTAACAACGCCATCATTTACTATATTTTTTTCCATCTCCCACAATTCATCGGAAGATGTTGCCTCGATGATTATTTCTTTTTTGAAGTTTTCAATTCCGTATTTTTTTATCGCATTTTTAATACCAATGCCACTTCCCATATATGAATCATTTATATCATTAGTACTGTGTCTACCAATATAATATTTTCCATTAACGAGGTTAGTGATTTTGTATATCAAATACCTCATATTACCAAGCTCTGCACGACCAATATCTTGCTTTTGTTCTTGGACCTGGATTTTCGCAATGATGTCTTGCTCTGAAACTCTTTCTACGCTTTGGATTGCTCTTTTTGATACGCATGTTTGGATCACCAAAATTTACTTTCTTTACATTACCTGTCTTTGGGTTCTTAACAAACACTTTGAATTTTTTTACATCGCCACGCATTGGCTTGCCAAGTTTTACTTTGCGACCACGATATTCTGCTTCTTCTAATGTAGCATCAGCATTCATATCACCATACATTTCATAAAATTCATCACCTTCACATGTATGTTCATCGCCTTCTGGAATAATATCCCATTTGGTTGATTCATATATTTCTTCAACTTCTTCTTCTTCATTTACAGGCACACAATTTGGAACTTCTTTACCACCCTTGTTCTTTGTGCCATATGCTTTATAGCCTTTCCAACATGGATTTTCCATCTTAGAAACTTCTTCTACAACTTCTTGTATCAATGCTTTGAGTTCTGATTTTTTCATTGTGTTTTTAGATTCTGCCATCGCCGGAATAGATCCTGCTAGAAATTCTTCTGGCTTTTCTTTCGCATTCAACGTGGATGGTTTTTTCTTACTTTTTAATATTTTTGCCAGCTTTGGATATATTCCACCCTCGTGATCTTCGGTTCCTTTCAGATTTTGAGCAATAATATCATCACGATAACCGGAATCTTGCTCACCGGTGTATTTAAGTGGATCAATATCACTTTGTCTTTTTCCCAAACCTCTATGCAGTGCTTCTCTATGAATCTTCTCATCTTTAGAAGACATGTTCTTTTTTATTGCCGCAATTAGCTCTTTGGTATTACCTTTTCTAATAGCATTTTGTATATCTGGTGTTTTTTTTAATTCTTCCGCACGAGATGTGCAATATTTTTGAAATTCTTTTGCAAACTTTTTGTCGGCAAAAAATTGGGGCATATCTGTTATAAAACTGTTTAGTATTTGTGGAAAAAATCCAACCAACAGTGCTATGGGCATACCGTATGCAACCGATTTAACAAGCGCGGATAAATTCTGAAAATTGGTCAATTCACTAAATAATGAATCAGCTATGCCTTCATGAATTTTATTTTTTTCGTATTGTAATTCACGTTTGTTCATAAATTATTACTTCTTTTCTTTGAGAGCAGGAGTGTCTTTTAGTTTTGTGGTAAGCTTGTCTGAACTTTCCATATCTTTGTCCGTTTTTAAGTGAGCTGTTTTCGCATCAGCTTTGTTCTTTAAGATACGATCAATAATCTTTTCAATCTTATCTACCATTTCTCCACCCATTGATGCAGATACATCTTTGTTGATTGGACCATTTTCTTTGTCTGCTTTAACATCTGCTTTTTCAGTATTGTCATCTGCAATATCAATCTGCAATTCTTCATCAGCATCATCCATAGTATCATTTTCTTTTTTCTCATCAACCTTGGCTGGTTTCTTTCCAAATCCTTTTAGACTTTTGTCATATGCTTTTTGAACATATGTCTTTTCAGAATCACCTGCATGTTTCTTTACAAGTTCCATAGCAGCTTCAAGTGAAACACCACGAGCAATCTTGCGTTCTGACTCATTGGTAACTGATACAACATCATAGTTGTCTTCTGCGTTCTTGCTCAACTCAACCTTTTGATTGTCATCACATCCAGCAGTTTTGCCAGTTCCAATGATGTTGCCAGCATTATTTTTACCCATTGCTTTGCCCAAGGCATCAGAACCTTTTTTGTCGGCATTATCTACGTGTACTTGTACACCAAATTGATTGTTGGCAATTTCTTGTAATACTAATTTTTTGATGGCTTTTTTGATAAGATCTCTGTTGTTCATAGTGTATATATGCGTTTAGTATATAAATAGTTGAGTCCACAAAAAAACCGCCATGTTATTGGCGGTTTGTGTTGTTTTTATAATATTTAAGCTTCACAACTCTTACAATCAAGGATACTTCGTCCAAGTTCTTGGGCTGGGTTTGTGCCACGTTGATAATATAGGCACTTTACACCCTGTTCCCAAGCAAATATAATCAATTGATTGACTTCTTTGACCGAAGTCTTGGGATGTATCTGCAAGTTTATACTTTGCCCCTGATCAATAAACTTTTGGCGAGCAGCAGCCTGTATTACAATTTCCTTTTGACTGATTTCACCAAATGTCTTGAACACTTCTTTTTCATGATCGCTCAAAAATTCAAGATGTTGTACAGAACCACCCTTGTGCAGAATACTCTTCCATACTTCTTGAGTGTTCTTGCTATGCTTTTCTAGTACATTTTCAAGATATGGATTGCGATAAGTGAACTTACCTTTAGCCAAATCTTTTGTATAATAATTGCTGTTTAGCGGTTCAACAGAAGGAGATACTTGACCAAGAATAAATGAACTGCTTGTGGTTGGTGCGATTGCCATTGTGGTGACGTTTCTCAACCCATAACCCTTCAGCAATGCTGGTTCACCATATTCTTCTGCCATTTCTTTGCTTGCAGCAATACTCTTGTCGCGAATAACACGATGAATTTGAGTATTGAGCAGTTTGGCTTCTAAACTTTCAAACGCAATCATTTTGCTTTGCAGATATGAATGCCAACCAAGAACTCCAATACCAAGTGCTCTTTGATTTTTAGCAAAGTTATGAGCAGCCTTGAGAAACGGAATATTTTCAGTTGCATGAATATAATCTTCCATCACAGCATCAAGAAAGTATGTTAATGTTTCAACAGCGTCAGTTGTTTTCCAATCGTCATAATGAAGCAAGTTCATAGATGATAAATTGCAAACAAATGTTTCATCTGCTGACGAACTCAAGCAAATTTCGCTACAAAGATTGCTGGCATATATCTTCATCTTTTTGTCTTTGTATACTTGAGGGGCATTATTGTTTACATTGTCGCTGAAAAAGATATATGGATAACCACTTTCAAAACGCTTTTTGAGCACTTTTGCCCAAATTGAGCGAGCGTCTTTGTCTCCATCAATCATCTTCTTCATGAACTTGTTGTTGACACAAACACCAATACTCAAATCTTGAATAGCATGACCTTCTTCACGAATACCAAGAAATTCCATGATATCCGGATGATCTATTGGCAAATATGCAGCAAATGAACCTCTACGAACATTTGATTGTGAAACAACTCTAGTCACGCTGTCAAACATTTCCATGAAATGAACAGGACCAGAACTGGACCCACCGACGCTGATTGGTGTGCCTCTGGCTCGCAGTTCTCCAAAATAACCAGACGTTCCGGCACCATACTTTGTAAGCATACCCACTTCAGCAGTCTTTTCTAGAATAGAATTCATTGTGTCTGACACATATGAACCATTGCATGAAATAGACAATCCTCGACCATTGCCAAAATTTGCCCACACTGGGGATGATAAACTATACCATCCCTTGTGCATATAAGACTCAAACTTTTCAGCAAATCCTTTTTTCTTTAGAATTTTTTCAGCAGCCTTTGATATTTCATGAATTCGTTCCTCGGGTGTTTGACCCTTGGGTAGATATCCTCTTTCAAGAAATGTTACGCTGTCTTTGTTTAGCCAATAAATGTCTTTGCTCATATATATTAAAATAGATCGTCGAATGTGATAGACTGTGTTTTCTTTGAGTACTCTACTGGACGCTTGTGAAAGAAATCAGTCATAGTATTGCCCATTACATCTTCATCCATCCACATAGTCAAATCAATAATTTCTTGAGACACATTGAAAATCTTTTTGAATCCAATCATTTCTAGTGAATCATTTAATCGCTTTTGTACATATCCTTTGAGAATATCTGCACTGATTCTTGAATCTTTATAGTCACCAATCATCCAATCAATGATTTTGGATTCTGCGTCGTATGATTCTTTGGCTTCGTGCAGAATGCGTGCTTCCAATTCAGCGTCAAATAATTCTGGCATTTCTTGTCGAATTGTATTTACGATCTTAACGCCAGCAAGACCATGTAGTGTTTCTTCTTTGGCCGTGTATGCAACTTGTTGTGCAGTGTCTTTGAGCAGACCCTTGTAACGATTGAACCAATTGATGATATAAAACTGACTAAATAATGACACGTTCTCTACATACAACGTGAATAGAATAAGAGAGTATACAAATTGTTTTTTATCATTTTCATAGTTCTTATCAAGATACTTGCGTAAATACTTTATTCTGCCTTGAATAATATCCAACTTTAGATTTTCTTCAAATATATCCTGCAATTGTAGCACATCCAATAGTTTTTCATATGCATTGTTGTGAATAACTTCAATGTTTCCCATAGTAATACCCAAATCAGATAATGCTGGATGTGGAAGTGTATCACCCAACTTTGTCCAAAACTTCTTTACAGAAATTTCAATTTGACCAATAGCACTCAATGTATTCTTGGTAATGAGTTGTTCTTGTATAGTCATCTCAGTCTTGTATTGTTGCAAGTCAGATGTAAATGTGAACTCGTTTGGAGTCCAATGTCCTGCCCACATTGCGTCTATATATTCTTGTGCCCAAGGATAGCGATTCGGTTTGCGTGCAATTTGTTCGTCGAAAATAGTCATAAAGGTTAGTTTTTGTTTGGGTGTTGTGTGGTGAATAAATACATTTTATAAAAAATAAATTTGTAAAAAAATTTTAGAATATTTTCTTACAAATTGGTGTTTTCGCCATTTTGCTTTTGGCGACCACTGTTCCATTTATTTTTCAACATGTTCTTTACACTATTATCATCACCTTCCATTGTTGATTGGATTGCCATAGATTCTTTGGATTTGGCGTCATACAAATCAATTTGACCAGTGCTGGTGTTCATATTGGCATACAAGGTAATACCATCTGGTCCAAATCTATTTTTGATAACATGGCAACGAGCAGTATTATTTGCTTTATCTGTTGTATTGCGAGCAACACTCAATACAAAGTCAGCAGTCATGATTTTACGATATGAATCCGCAATGTTATGCGCTTGAACAACATCTTCTTGACCACCACCGCGATTGGTTTGTGAAGCAGTCCATACTGGAATCTGTAGTTCACCAGCAGCCTGACGCAGTTCTTCATATATACCACCAGCCTCGCTATAACTGTTGCTGTTGGTTTCTTTTTCAAGCGGTCGCAAAATGTCGGCATAATCAACCACCATTTCATCAATATGAATTCCTTCTAATGCTTGAATGCGTTCAATATGAAACTTCAATGATTGAGCACTTACTGTCTTCAATGGAAAATACTTTACAAAAAGTTTTCCTTTGATGTCTTTGATTTTTTCTTCAACGTCGGATTGACGATGTTTAATTTCTTGAAACTCAATTCCTGTAAAACAACAATCATAACGAAGACCAACATAGTTTTCATTCAGTTCAAGTGTGAAATGAGCAATATTCTTTCCCGATTTCATTGCTCTGGCTCCGAGAGAGCAAAGCAGCCAACTTTTACCAATGCCCGCTGGAGCCACAATGATGCCAAGTTCACCAGGCCCAAGACCGCCATCCATGAGGCTGTCAATGACTTCCCAACCCGTTGATATAGTCTTGCGGCACATTTCACTCATGCGTCCTGCAACTTCTTTATGGTAGTTGTGTCCAAGATTACGTTCCATACCAGCCTTCATTGCCTTATCAACTAACCCCTTAATTTTATCATATTCACCAGTTTTTAGATGATCAACTGATTCAATAATGGCACTCTTCAACTTTTGATTCTTACAGAATTCAAGAAATTGTTCACGCACAAACTGCAAATCTTTTTCACTGATTTTTGTGTAAACTTGTGTTAGTTGCTGTACCACAGAAGATTTGAATGCATCATTTTCAATAGTGTCAATACGAACCTTGAATACTTGCGGTGTTGGCAAGTCTTTGTATTGAATATGATATTGAATAATTTCTTTGAGAATCCATTGATGGGCTTCGTTTTCAAACGCATCCACATCAATAATGTCGCATATTCTTTCAAGAAATACTTTGTCAGTTAAAATACTTGCTACAATTTTTACTTGGAATTCCAAGCCAAATTTATGTAGATTGTCGATGATTACTGGTGCCATAATAGTTATTTGTTAATACGATATTTCGTATTTGTTATTTAGTCAATTGTTAATTAGAATGTAAAATTAAGAAGTGGCCAACACCGATAAAGGATAAAACACTTCTTGCAACCACACGTGAAAATTTGGTATACTTGTATGCATACCATATGTGGTTAGTTTCTGAATGAAACGAAACTTGTTGAAATCATATATGCGTTGTACCGATTCGTCAATCTTCATTTGCAAAGATGGTGCAAAATTCGGTTCTTTCAGTTGCATCAGCGTATAGTTACGTTGTACAATTTCTGAATTTTCAACAACTGTGGCATATACTTTAGACTCATTGATACAATCTTTGGCTCGAAGCAGAATATTTTCTACCGAAGTTTCGGTTGATTCAACAAGCATAGGAAATCTTTTGATGGCAGTTTTTAGTCCAATGCCGCTTACACCATCAATATTATCAGAAGAATCTCCTTCTAATATACGATAATAAATAAAGTTGCTGGGATGAATACCATATTCATTGATTACATCCTGTACTCCATAAATCTTTTTCTTGATTGGACTCCAGATTTGAACACGATCATTTACCAGTTGTAGAAAATCTTTATCAGCACTCATGATAGTGATTCTACTATCTTTATACATCTGTGTGGCAATATATCCAATTGTGTCATCTGCTTCAATATAATCAATTGATACAATGCTCACAGGCAGTTCTTGCAGAAATGATACAAGTTTGCCCATTTGTTCTACAACTGATTTTTGTTCAGTGTTGCCATCGCTCATATCCTCATATGCACGATTAAGTCGTTTCATAACCTTTCTGCCATCTTTATATTGTGGATATAACTTTCTACGACGTTCACTGCCACCTTTGCCGTCAAATACAACAATGACTCTGGTTGGACGCAACAGTTTGATAGCATAACCCAAACTACTCAAAAACCCAGACACGCCACCAACATGCTCACCATTGCTACTCAATGTCGGGACCGCCACCCACGCCCTGATAAACTGGTTTAGTCCATCGACGACAAGAATATCACTATTTTTTTCTTTCTTTGTGTTTACAGGCAATGAAGCATGTTCAGATTTTATCTGAGAGAATATTGATGCGAATTTCTTTTTTGTTGGATCTTGCATTTACTTTGTTTGTTCCATTATAGCGTCGAAGAATCTTTGCATATTGTGTAGATATGACAATCCACCAACTTCTTTTATACCACTGTCATCTACTTTACAAAATGTTGATCCCATCAGTTCATTTCCTTTGAATCGTATTTCACAAAGCATAACAGTGCGAAGTGCTACATTGTCATGTTTTGTAAAACGAACAAGTTGCTCATCATATCTAAGACTGCATTTATTTGTAGTCAAATATACATTATCTCCATATCCAGTTTTATGAATTTCAATCTTATTTTCTTTGCACCATTTCTGAAATTCTTCCGGTTCAGATGGTGTAAAATTTGATGTAATATATTTATTTCTTGTAGCCATAATATTATTCGGATGCTGGACCCCAGTTGCCTTCCATCAATTCCCGCTTTGCTTGTTCAATGCATTGCTGCAAAGAATATGTGGGACCACCTTTATCTTGTTCTCTCCAAAGCCAACGCCCGTAATCTTTAATGTCAGCCGAATATGTTTTAAACACTTCTTCTTCAGTCATCTTTTCAAAACTCTCATAACTCAATTCTTCGAGAGGAACTTTTTTCTTGTTTTCTTTTTTTGTTGCCATAATATTTTATTTGAGAACCGTGTGGAGGTATTCCACTCCACACGATTAATTTCTTTAATCTTCCATTCCTTCTGCTTCCGAATCATACGAAATGTCATCTGCCATTTCACTATTCGGTGCCTTGTATTTCATTACGAATTGCTCGCAAATCTTAGAATACAAGTATTCTTTACATTCGGGGCGATCAACAAGCAACTTTGGCAAGTCTCTCTTTTCAAACACAACGGTTTCTGGGTCTTTACCAGCAACCTCCATGATGAATTGAAGATTCTTTGCTTTCTTGTCTTCTTCTTTTTCTTCTTCCAACTGCTTCTTGGTTTTTTTCTCACCCGCAACTTTCACTTTCTTGGCGTTGGTAACAACATCCCATTCAATTAGTTTTTCCAACCAATTTCCATAGTTGTCAATGCCACGGTCAAAGTAGATATCAAACTCAACAGAACGCATTGGTGGTCCCATGCGATTTTTGATAACCGTGCATTTGGTTTTGATACCAATTGCTTGCTTGTCGTTGTTTTTGATTTGACCGATACTCTTTAGACGCAAACGCAACGAGGCGTGGAAAGCAAGAGCCTTGCCACCACTGGTTGTGTATGGATCGCCCAATCCAACAAAGCCAACCTTTTGGCGAAGTTGATTGGTGAAAGCCAAACAAATACGCTGTTTGGCAATCAGCCCTGTGATCTTTCTCATTGCTTTGCTGATTGCGATAGCTTTGCCAGTGGCATAACCATCAGCACCGTGATCGCTTGCCATTTCTTTTTTTGTGGAAGCAGCAGCAACCGAGTCAACAAGAATTGTAACAAGACGATTCTTGCTGCTCTTGCGAACATAGCCGATGATTTCTTCGATTTTATCAAAAATATCTTCGACAGTATCAACATTGATATACAACATTTTTGGTACATCAACTCCAATCGCAGTCAAGAATTCAGTTGAAACGGATGTTTCTGTATCAATGAAAACTGCCATACCCCCCTTGCGTTGTGTTTCTGCAAGCAAATGAGCACCCATCAAACTTTTTCCGGATGCTTCAAGACCAGTTAGTTCAGTAATTCGACCAACAGGTAAACCTGCGTTTGGGCGATTGGCGATAGCCAAATCAACCAAACTATTTCCGCTAGAAACCCAATCGACTATTTGAGAAGGATCATCTTCGGCATCAAGAAAGAAAGCAACTTTACCGTCACTGTTCTTGTTGATGGACTCGGCCAATGCTTCTGCCAGTTCATCTCGACCGGAGGTAATTTCTACTTCTACGGACTTTTTCTTTTTTTCTTTTTCCATAATAATTATTATTTTTGAAAGTTAAAAAGGGTGTACCATTGTGTACAGCAGTACACCCTTTTAGAATTTAGTTTATTGATTGATCAACGCTTATTAGGCGTTGTTGAACAAATCATTAAACTCGTCAGCAATTGCCTTTGTAGTGGCAGGAGCCTTGACAGCGGACTTGGCGGTTGCACTCACAACCGGCTTTGCAGCAGATTCTTCCGATGTAGTGTCGGTTGTTTCTGGAGCAGCATCACCGTCTGGATTTGCTTCTGAGGCATTGAGCCAAGTATCCATAACAGATGCCAGTTCATCATAAGTCAATTCGGGAAACAGGTCTGTGACGTTCTTCTGATTTTTGACCTTTTCCTTGACCGCACCATCATTCACATCAAACGCAACAGTTGCGTTTGGCTTGACGCGAATTGTAGTTTCTGGAAATGACTTTCCGGTTTCTTCTGCGGTTTTGAATTCCACAGTAATATCGCGACCAGATTTTAGGTCAGTAATATCACCATAGTCAGGATCAGCAATGATGGCAAGAATTTCTTGATATACTTGCTTGCCCATACCCCAGAATTTCACACCTTCAGATTCTTGACCGCGAACAAGAATAGGAACATATGTACGAAGTTTTGGTTCCAATGCACGACCCTGTTTCCATTCTTCTTTGCTGCCGGTCTTCTTGAGCTTGCTGGCAAACTCAACGATTGGATCTGGACGACCAAACGAAGATGGAGACAAATATGTCTTGCCATTCATGTTGTAATGAAAAAGCAGTTCAATGAACGGATTTTCAGGATTGTGTGAATAAGGAACAATACGAATCGTTTGTTTACCTTGCGGTTTCCACAATGAAGTGGATTTTGTTGTGTTGCTCTTGAGAGAATCAAGACGCGATTTAATTTTTGATAGGTCCAATGCCATAATTTTTTATTTGTTAATGTTTAATCTTGTTTGACCAATTTGAAGTGCATCAACTAGGTCAAGGTTGATACAATGCATCAATAAATGACAATGGTCAATCTATAATAAGCAATATGCTCATTTTTTAATCGTTAATTAGTCATTAGTTAATTCAAATATAAGTATAAATATAGAGGGTAAATGCCTCAAAAATTTAGTAATTATATTTTAACAATTTTGACTAATTTTGTTGGCGTGATTTTTACTTTTCCGTCACGCGATGTGATAAAACAGCTACGATAATTGTTCCAAGATATTTGATGTGAAGATGACATTACTCCATTATTCTCAAGTTTGATCAACTCGTTGAGAGCATTTATGCTATAGATAATGTTATATTCTTTTTTACGATGCACACTCATGGTATGTGGATAAAACTCACTGCCATTCTTTACTACATTATAAGTCAAAAATATATCATCAATGTTGTCTCCACTTTGTAATACATACACTTTGTTGTCCACGATTTGATAATAGCTGCTTAATGCAGTTATTTCATTTTCGTAAGTTTGATATTTCGCAAACGTACACAACAGCTGTGCATTATATTCTGGCATATATCATATCTTGTTCTTGTCTGCGAGAAGTTTCAATTCATCGCGTTCAACACTCTTGACTGGCACAACTTCACCAGATAATGCAACTATTGCAGATGTGTTGCCCATGGCATCATGCCATTCACCATATGGCACTTCTTTCCAACCTTTACTGTTGGCAAATTTAACAGACACGGATACATAATTTGGTGCAGGCACGGCGACAGGTGATGGTTGTGTCGCCATTCTAGGTTCTAACGATGACTGCCCCGTTGCATCTGAATCCGGTTTTTTATTTCCGTTCTGGGTTGCTGTTTTTGTATCAACCGAAGCATCCGTTTGTGTGGTTGATGCACCTGTGCTTTGTTTGTTGGTTGCCCCAGAAATCTTTGCCAGTCTGGAAGCACGTGCAGAAGCATCATTATTACCGACGCTTGTTGGTGCAGCAGTCGCCGGTTTTTGTTCCGGCGTTCTATTAGCTTGTTTAGGACTTACTGCGGATTGTTGTGTTGAGTCGGTCGATGAAACGGCTTGTTGTGTTTGTCTCTTTTGCTTACCGCGTTTCTTATAATACAAATGCATTCCACCTTTGCCGTGAGTTGGATCGGACCCATAATGAGTACCTTTCTTGATTGCTTTTTGTTTATATTCGGCTGATGGAAATGTTACGAGCCAACCATCTTTGTTATATGCCTGACGTTCTGGGTATTTACCTTCATCCATGAATTTTTCAACAAACTCATTCACCGCTTGTTCATTTCCACAAGCATCATACATCGCCTCGGCAACTACTTGAATATGTTCTGTGTTTTTCAAGTTTACCATTCCATTTTGAATTCTATAATCCAACGATGCTTCTGTTATTATATTATTTATAAAATTATTCATTGTCTTTATTTTTTATGAAGTTGCGGTTGGGGTTGCGGTTGCGGTTGCGGTTGCGGTTGCGGTTGCACCAACATCTCCCGAAGCCTGTGCCTTGCTTCTGCCCATACCAGGAACATACATGAATAGTTTCCCAAAACCAAGCGCAATAAATTCCAAAGTTCTTATCTGTGCTTTGTCGTAGAGATATGCATTGTTTTGCTTCTTACGTTTGTCGATGATTATCATCTTGGTATACTTGTCAACGATCAACTTCATAATTTCGTTTTGAACGCGAGCTTGATCCCAATTTTCTCTAAAGAAAGATAACTTCATTGCTCTTTCTGCAATCACTTCATCACCTTCTTCATCTTTGGGAGATATTGGTACATTCAACGTGGTTTTTTCTCCTTGGGCAGAATCTATTGCCGCATTTAATTCAGGCACTTTATCGTCTGGTACTTTAAATTCACGATGCTTGTTTCCGATGTCAATCTCTACAGATCCAATTGATTCTTTTTCTTTGTTGTCCGGATTCTCTCTTTGACGTAGTATCTTCTCGGATATTATAAAAATTGAATCCAATAGAAATTGTGAAACTTCGCCAACTTTTGGGTCTTCAAAAAATGCATTGATTGCGGTTTCATGTTTGTCCAGATTTGGATTTTCACCAACGTTGGGATACAATCCTCCGTTGTTTACACCAACATCCTTTAAAATCTTGAGCATAAAATCTTTCATCTTTGGTTCCTTGTTCGCCGCCAATGCAAGTTCATGGATCGCTATATTGAATTTTGAATTCGAGAATTTGTCGAGTGTAGGTGCACTGATTGCAATCGTTCCACCGGAAACTTCTTTGACTTCTACACCACCCTCCTTGTCTCCAAATTCAGCAAAGATGATATCCATTTTTCTGTTTCCACCGGACGATGCTCCTTGTAGCAAAAATACAATCGGCATTTCACCTCGACCAGCACCCGCAAACTTATTGTCGTCTATCTTATTGATCAATTGCTGAAACTCTGGGTATTTTTTTCCGCTGTATATATCAAGTGCTTCTTCAATTGTTGGTATCGTGTCATACATTCTGCGGTATTTATTTATCAACGATTTATTTTCAAATGTTTCAAATATTTCCTTCAACTTCCTAACATTTGCCAGTGACACTTTTTTAACATTTCTTAATTTCTGGAACACTGGATCTTTTTCTGATGCCGCAATAGCATTGTTGATATTCTGATCGTTTGCTACTCTGTATTGTTCAGGTTTAAGATCGTGCGGGCCATTGTATTTCTGTGATTTTGGATAATCTGGATATTTTTCTTGATCTGGGTGTCCTATTGATATCAACGTCGGTGCCTTATCTTTTTTGTTTGGATCGGATACTTTGAATAGATATTCATAGTCTTCGCCAGTATTGACTGTCTTTTTTGCCTCGCCAAACATATCGCCTATCGCTCCATCAACTTGATTCTGTTCCAATCCATATTCGGACAATATCTCATTTAGTACTATCATGTTTTCTGGTGTGTCATGTCCAGACACCAATCCATCGTGTGAACGCATTGCCCATTCATTCAAAATGTCGTTTATGATCTTTGGATTTTCCATAATATATAAATATTCATATATACCACAAAACCGTCTATGATATATACAACTATATTATAAATATCAAGCAAGATCAATATGCTTCATATCTTTGTAATTTTTACCAATATATACTTTGACCGGAAACTTGTCGCGTTCCATGATACTTTTTAGTCTTTTTATAGTATCCATCTTGTCATCTTTGTGCATATCAAACAATATGCTGTCATATGTATATAGCACAGTCTTACTTTTCTTGTTTTTTAGGTACTCTAATAGATCACCTAAAACATCAACTGCCATCTCGGTTTCAAATGCTTGTAATATATAATTAAACAATTTGCTTGGATTGGCTTGTGGAATATGACAAGTCTTGATTTTTCTTTTATATTTGGGAGTTTCAATATATCCATTCTCATTATAGAACTTCCATCTATGGTCAATATACTCTTGAATCTTGGCAAAGTATGGTATGTGTAGCCATTTCTTATCAAACCCTCCATAAATCTGTGGAAAGGTATATGCTTTGGCTACTGCAATATCTTCTTCATTTGCCGCTTTCTTATTAAAATAATACTTGGATAGATAAGCATATGGATTTTCGTTTGTTTCCATATGAAAATTGACCAAATGAGCAATAAGACGAGGATGAAAAGCATTATAATCCATCATAACAAGCATACCATCATTGCCATGTCTGCTAACAAAACATGTTCTGCTATCATCGCTTTTATTTAAAGCAGCATAATTTACACTTGCAAATCTATTGCTTGGTCTGCCTGTTGAAGTCAACAAGTTATATTGTGTATATACCAGATTGTTTTTTACATGCTTGGTTTGTTCATTACCAAATTCTTCAGTAAAATCCTCATTCACGCATATGCCATTGGCTTCAAGTTCTGCAAAACAGTTTGTGGTGGTATTGTTTACAAACTTAAATCCATCTTCTTTTATAATACTTGTGTCTAGTTCATCAATACCTTTTATTTTTTCCATGAACGAGCGAGCATGCTTTAGCAATGGCACACACATGTTTACATCTGGTACATTTCTGAAATTATTTTCAACAAACTTGTGAGCATTTGTGCTATAATCAACATCATCAATTTTACCGTCGCTCAAATACTTTATCAAATTAACATCCACAAAATCATAATCTTTGCCCATCAATTGCACCATATTCTTTTTGTCTATAACAAACTTGTTGCGAATACTGATTTTCAATGCTTCTTTGATTTTATACAAAGATTCTGGCGGCGTCGAGCCTTCATTGTGTTTGATTGGCACGCACCAATATGATTTTGATACCAAAAAGTAAAAGAACAAAACACTAACTTGATTGTTTGCAATATGCTTTTCTGCGTCCATACACACTGCATCTATCACCATAATATCTGATGTGATATGAGACAACAATAGTTGCAATTCAAAATCTGTTTCTACAATTTGCACATATTCACGTTGAATGAAATTTGTGCTTTTGTCAACCAGATATCAATGGCCCTGCCAATATTCCAAAAGGTTGGGCAATAATTTTTTTAAGTCAATGCCAACTTCTTTTTGTACTCGTTCAATTTCAAAACGATTCAAGTCAGAAACACCCGGATCAATCACACCATTGATGTTGCGATTTTCTCTTGGTCCAATAATCACCCAATTTATATATACCACTTTATATAAATCTTGATTTATTTTGTTTGCTTGTTCGCTTTTTATTTCAACAAGAACATTGTCGTTTATTTTCTTTGCAAATGCTCTGGTGAAATTTCCGTTTGTGTAATTTCTTGAAGATGGTGTTGGCTTAAATGGCAATGGAGATTCCCCTGTGGATATTTCACTAAATTTACCATATTGCGATGTTATATCATCATTATATTTCATATATTATTCAATTGATGTTAGTGGTCTTGCTTGTGCAGTAACAGATGTGGTCCATACTTTATTTTCAACTTTCTGCTTCACATCCGAAACTTGCCATACGCATCTTTCATAATTATATGAACTTGGTACATGGTCAAGTGTAAATTGAGAAAGTGCTGTAATTCCACCAATACCCAATAATTCCATAGTGAAATTGGTACCTGGCATCAATCCGTTGTTGGTATAAACAGATCGTTTGTCTTTTGTATTCAACAAAACAGACTTCAAGAAACTTGGTCCATTTTCAGCCAAAATATGAACTGTTTTTTTGTCCGGTGCTGTATAAACATAAAATTCTTTATTGTTTTCAGATTTGAACATTCGTTTAAGCTTAGTTTGGCTATTATCCTTGGTATTATTTGACGGGGTTGTTTTGTCTGGCGGAATGACGCCTCTATCAAACAATCTGTCTCCGCGAGAGAACTTACTTATTTCCATCGTCTTTGCATCATAGTTTGCGGTGCCATATTCTACCGGTAGATCTTTTCCACTTGCGCTCTGCATGACCATTTGATTGGACATTTCGCCGCTCAACTTTACAGAAAATTCTGCCGATTTCATGAACGCGGAATTTACCGACCCAATTGATATTGTCAATAAACTTTTGGCATCTTTTACCGTGTTGATTGGACTAAAATTGGAATCTATAACCGTGTATACCGTTCCATTTCTTTCAACGGGTCTGCATTGCAATTGGCAAATATTACACATTGCTTCGGATATATGCTGCAACAATTCTTCTACCAATTTCAGTATAGTTTCATTTTTCTTAACAAGTGATTTAAAAAAATCTACAGAAATATATATATCGTCCAGATATCCCCAATATCCAGACGTTGGACCGGTTCCATCTAAACTTGGATATATGCTATATACCGGAAAAGAATTCCCGTTTTTGTTTATGACGGATTGTATATCATCATATGATCCGTCAAATTCAAATTTATCTATTACGTTTTTAATATCCGGAAACAACGTGTAATAATTACCGGACTGCGTCGATGCATCTGCAAGACTTTTTCCTTGGGTTGCTTTTGGGTCTTTAGTTACAAACCTGGGAGCAAATTGATTTGGAATCAGAATGTTTTTGTTGGTAGATTTTAGTGCAGGGTGTGCACAGATTGTGACATCTTTCACATCAAACCTTGACGCGCCGACATTGGTATCATTTCCGTCTTTATCAATAAACTTTATAGAGAAGAACGTGTTTATTATGTCAGCAACCAGATCCATTCTCATCCAAGCGTCTTTTTCATACTTAAACACTCTACCTTCAGTTTTTATGTTTAATTTTTTGGCCACATCTGTTTTTTTGTCAGGTTTATCCTGTATAGTCATATTTTCCATATCACCACTGAAAGCAAACTCGGTAAAATCTTTTAATTGAATAGTTTTCTTTTTGTCTTTTGGATCTGTTTGTGAAGCCTGTTTATTTTGGTATGATTGTCCTTCAACCAAATAATTTGCATTTGTTATTGTTGTAGAACAATCATATCCTCCAAATTCATTGATTGAATATCCATAATCTGTTATAAACCCCATAGCCAAATCATAATTTCCGTTGGAAGCTTCAACCCAATCCGTTGTGTATTCCGGCGTTCCTTCAAAAATTCCATACAACCATTTTGTGTCTGTCAAGTCAACCAAAGAAATTGTATCATAATGGTTCCATCCCCATTCCACCAAACAAGTAATTCGAGGTGTAAGAAAATACGGAGTAAGATATTCAAGTTGTGACAATGAATAACATTTCCATGTTATCTTTGTTTTGCGACACAATGCATTAAATCCACCATTTGCACCACCGGAAAATTCAGTATCTATTGAAACAATACTTGGGGGTGGACGGTGTGGAAAATCTGAAAAGAGTTTGGATCTACCATCCACAACAGCTTCACCCGTCATTGTTCCCAATTGATGTGGCTTTCCATAAGCATCAACTCCGATGGTTATATATCCGTCCGGAGAAAATCCATAACTTTCATCAAATCCCTCGGTTCCTCCCATCACAAAGCCTTCTTGCCCCGCATCTGCCATAGATGATATACCATTAGAAAATACTCGTACCCACGCGGTCTTTGGACCGCTGTATGGTTTTCCTTCTGGATTGGACCCATACTCGCGAGTTCTTCTGTCAAGCTCGTTTTTGATCCAACCGTCGAGTGGATGCAATCCCCACGGAAATATTTGCTTGGGTAAGTTTGCCATAGTATATAACCTTTATATTGAATTCTCTCTTCTAAAATTTGAGACGATTGTGTCTGTGTTTATTGGTATTCTTATTTGTTTTCCCGTTGGTGCTTTGAGTGTGGCTTTGATGCCATTGGCTTGAGCAATAATCCACCACAAAGTTGCATCTCCATAATATTTGCTGGCCATGCTATCTAAATAATCTGTTTCATTGGCCACCACATAAATATCATTGGTATAATATGGTATTTTTGGATAGCGAGTGGTTCTATACACTCTTTTTCCGTCATAACGATTAAACACATTGTTCTTGTTTGATATATATCTGTTCATAATAACCACCTCTCGTTTACTGTTCCATCTGTTTTATATGATGCATTGCCGTAGTGAGCATCGCTGCCCAGCGATTGTCGTTTTTCCATCAACTTTAATGCAATTGATACATCCACTTTCATTGGTAATTGACGAGATTTTACACCATTGATATTGATTGTTTTGGTTGGGCTTGCTACATATGAATAATCTTCCGAACGCAGTGTTTCCCAATTTGTGTCATCTGGTATATTTATGCCAATATTACTGACCACGCACGGTTGATCATAAAATAAATCTCCTAATCGCAATGTAACCATTGGTGGATAAATAAAACGACTTTCTTTTCCGGATGTATCATCGGTTGCTGCGTCATTTGTCACAGTTGCTTTACCGGTGTATTTGCTTGGTTTTGTAAATCCAACCAAATAATTGATTCTGTTCCACATCGGTAGCATTTCTAGCGCACTGTTTGCATATACAGTGAATGAAAAGTTTACATCTCGGCTAAAACCTTTGTACAAAAATAATTTATCTGCGCGACCAATATAACTTATATCTTCCCATTCTGCACTGTGTTGGTCGCTCAAAGATGTGATAGTTGCTCTGAATGGTACATATATCTTGTTGATCAAATCATAAAAGTAAAAAAAGATTAAATCTTGAGATTGCTTGTTATCGGATTTTGCCAATAACTCATTTGGTACAGTTCCTCTTTCTCCCTTAATGACATCATATTCATTATATTGGTCACTTGCATTTGCCAAAGAATTGTCTTCATAGTCAGATACTTTTGCAAACATTCTATCATCAAGAGTAATAATTCCCGCCGCTTTTTGCATCAGAGATTCAAACTTCTCGTTGGTGCTTCCTTTACCCGGTATGTCTTTATAAGATGGATATGACGTTTCATTTCCGTCTGGATTTTTAAATTTTAATCTATCATATGCTTCTGTTGACCGTCTGGATTGAATAGGTTTATTTATATCAAACGACTCAATAGTTTTAATGTATTCCGCATACACATTTTTCAACCCCGTAGTTCCTTGCAATGCTCCTATTCCACCGGTACTTGGGTCTGAAGTTAATCCTTCAGTTTTAATTTTATCATCATCTGCATACCAAACTATTGTATCTTTTCTCTTTTGTTTTTGTGGTGAATATTTATGAAAAACTTTAACGTTATTTTTTAGATCAATGTTTAATTCAATTTTACCATTGTAAAATTTTGGATAGTTTGTGGCGGTAGTGGATAGTAATTCAGCCTTGTCTTCCAAAAATACATGATATGCACCGTCGTTGCCATTTGGATATTCCGGTCTAAATTCCCAAGATAAATCTGGGTTTCCGTTTATACCACTGCGCCAGCGTGGATTGGTACCCGAAATATTATTTTTTAAATTTTTTATCAAACCATCCAACAAATTTTGTAAAAAAGTCTTATTTTTTTTTGGACCGCTTGTGGTAGTAATCCATGTTCTTGAAAATCTATCGTCTGCCGACATTGCTGTATTAAGACGAAGTTTTCCCGCTCTGCTTCCTCCCCGGCCACCCGCATAGTCTGAAACGTCGCGAGTCGCAGTTCCATCTATTGGATTTGCACTTTGGGCTTCCATTTCACAGGATTGTATGCCAAGCGTACTAAGAATTGCAGTCCTAAAAAAGTCTAATCCAACCGTTTCCATGTGACGAATCGGATAATCAATCAATCCAAACGAACCGGGTTTTGCTGTTGCTTTCAATAAACTTAATGGATTGTATACTCTTGTTTCATTAAAAGCATTTGCATTTTGCATCGACCTCTGACTGCTGAAGAACTTGAATCCATTTCCTGTTACTGAATATTTACCAATTCTTTGCAAATCTCTTACTGTTGAACCAATCGGAGATGCTTGGCTATCATATTTGGTAAGATTTTTAATAAATGTTGAATCACTTATTTTGGTATATACAAATGGCTGTGATGGTCCAATACTATATGTTGTGAACGGACTATATTTATTATATATAGAATTAGAGTTGGCTTGAAATGTAGCCACTCTTTGATCAGCCGTTGTTCTTTGTATTGGGCTAAATCCGTTTGGTATTGGTAATTCTTCTAACATATTCTATATAAATATCATTATCTTCCAGTTGCTGACATGGCTGCACTCACATCACTTCCATCCAAATATACTCTTACAGCTCCACCGACCAATAAATCAGTTAGTTTATCAAGTTTATCTTCTAATGCAGATGTGTCAATTTTTGTTCCGGCTGTTAGTGTTTCTGTTTTATCAGATTTGCCAAGATTTGCTACAGCATCTGTTAATTGTTGCACAACTTCTCTCAATGCATCTAGATTCTTTACTTCTATGACACCAGCCGTTTCCATCGTGGTGCTGTCTATTTGAGGCTTGGATTCGGCAGCGATATCATTTCCACCAAACAATTTTCCAATAAATGGAATGTTTTTAACAAAATCAAGTGCTTTTTTGAATGGAGATGTAATGAAACCAAATATTTCGGACGCTGCATTTTTAATGCTATCTACAACAAGTGAGAATGCGGATGTGATAAAATCAAAAGCAGCACCAAACGAGGATTTGATACCATCTACAATAGAAGTTCCAAGGTTTCCGTCTCCACCAAATATACCAGAGATAAAATTAACAATTGATCTGAATGGAAGAGTTAAAACGTCAAAAATAAAACCTGCTGCGGTTTTAATTCCATCTATCATAGTTCCAACAATATCACCATCGCCACCAAACAAATCGGATACAAAATCCAATAGTTTTCTGTGTGGCCATGTCAACACATCGAACACAAATCCTGCTATCGACTTCACACCATCAATTATAGTGTCTCCAAGATCACCGTCTCCACCGAATATACCAGATATAAAATTAAACGCGGTTCTGAATGGGAATGTTATTACATCGAGTAACATTCCGCCGATTGCTTTTATACCATCCACTATCATCAAACCAATTTCAGAAGGAGAGTTGCCAAGGAATGTTTTCTTTAACCATTCATATGCTTTCACAAATGGCATCAATAACCATTGTGTAATTTCTCTTCCGACAGATTTTATACCTTCGACCATATCATCTGGTATGTCGGCTCCAAATTTTCTTGCTATCCATACTCCCAAATCTATAAATGGCGATATTAATACATTGAATAATGCACTCGGAATTGCGAGAAATGACTGTAATAATTTATCACCAAGATCCATATCCTCACTTGACCATATGTCCATCCATTGACCTACAAGATCAACTACAACTTGTACCGCATTTATTATTAACCCAATTGGTCCCGCAAACTTTGCAATCATACCAAAAACTTTAACAAAAGGACCAACAAATGATGCTCCTTTAGAAGCAATTCCAAAAAAGTTGCTTGCCATAGAAATTAATGGCTTAAATAAATTATAAACTCTGGAGAATCCGGATGCAATAAATTCCACAATCGGTACCACCGATTGAAATATTGTTTTTAAAAATCCAAAATTAGTTCCTATTTTTCCAGCAAGTGATGAAATAAGTTTTGCGGTTGATGCAACTGCGTCAAAGTTGCTTCCAAATAATCTAGCAATACCAGTAACTCTGTTTAGTGCCAAGAAAATTTCCCCAATCACCTCTCCAATTTTTTCAGACCAATCATATACAGTCACCATAACAGCCGATACTTTTTCTGCAAAAGCTGCAAATTTCTTTGTATTTTCTGCATTTCCCATCAAAGCCTGTCCAATGTTTAGTATTGGTTTCAACATTCCGCGTATCAAAGCTGACACTATTTTAAATGCCGGTAAAAGTATCATTGCAACCACTCGAACGACCGGTTCAAGAATGTCTGCCAATGAAACCAAAAGTGATTGGAACGTGTTTGCAAAGTTACTCATCATTCCTTGCATTTTTTGTTGCATCAGTACTTTTTCATTTTGTTTTACCAAGTTGGCATCATCAAGAGATGTCATATTTTTTAAGTTTTCCAACTCGGCTTCTTGTGCTAATAGTTTATCTTTTGCCGCTTGATCCCCGCCTAGTAATATAGCATCTCTTTGCTTTTCAACGGCAATCATCTTGGTGAGGTCTTTGAGTTCCATGCCTGCCGCCTTGGCGAGTGCCTCGCGTTGATACACACTCATCTTCTCAAAATCACCGGCACGCTTTACAGTTTCAAGTGTTGCCCTGGCAGCACCAACTATGTCTCCATCATATGCAAGTTGTCTAGACTTTTGGAAAGATATGCTTCTGCCTAACAATGCACTGGTTTCCAATTCATCATTGATACTGCTGCTATAATCCAGTAATTTGCGCTGAGAAGATACAATCTTGTTCATGTCTGTTCCCAGTGCTCTTGCAGCAATTGCAGACTTCATGAGCTTGCTTGGATTTGCACCCAACATCGCTGTGGTTTGTTCAGATGCATTGGCAATATCATTCATCACCAACTTAAACGGTATGCCCGCCTTCTCGGATATACCAGCACCAACCTTGATTACATTCATCGCGGCTTCTTGCGTGGCTCCACCAAGTCCTTGGAAATTAGCCAATACATTTGCAGAATCTGCTTCTGCCACGCCAAGGTTTGCTGACAACAACGCTACATTCCCAAGAGTTTCTTTTGTTACAAGGGAAGTTCTACCAAATACATCAGTCAATGCTTTTGCCGAGGCGTATGCTTTTTCTATACTAACGCCCATATCTTGGAATTGTCTATTAACAGATTCTGCATTTGATCGCAATTCTACCATTTGAGTATTGCTAAATCCCGTTTCTTTTCTGAATGATTCGGCTGCTCTATCTAATTCAACAAATCTTTCATACGCAAGTTGTATCCATTTTACCAAAAATACTTGTTGCTCCAATGCATCAATTGCCGATTCCAATCCTTTGTTGTTATCCTCTAATTTATTTTTTCGCTCTACTAATTTATTATACTGTTCTCCCAGTTTGTTCCTCTTGCCAATATCTTCGGTTAGTTGCCGTTCATTGACTTGCAATTTTCTAGATAACGATGCTCCTTCGATGGAGTTTTTTTTCTGGTCGGACATGATTTTTTCTCTTACTTGCATCATTTTACTATATTCTTCTGACAAGTCTTCTTCGTTGTGTATTGCCCGCATTTGAGCGTCATCCATTTCAGATTCAATCGCCAATAATTGTTTGGACAAATCCAACTTTTTTTCTTCATTCAACCACAAATCACCGGAAAGTTTGTTTCTCTCTTGTTGATGTGAAGTAATGCTTGCTTCTATTGCTGCCTGTTTTGCCAAGTTTGATTGTATCGCACCATTAACTTTTTTTAAAATTTCATTATTTTTGTTTAGTTTTAGTTGGTTTTTTTCTATCTCATTAAATAAATTTTCTACCGTTTTCGTCAGCAATTTAGCAACATCCAAACTATCTTTAAAATTTTCAACAAAATCTTTAGACGATTTTTCTGCGTCTAATATATGTCTTGCCAATTTCTTGGTAGAATCTGATGCGTCTGTGATTGGGTCGTCGGCCATTTATTATAAATTCGTTAGTGTTATATTATAAATATCACTTTTGGTTACTTTTTTGCCGTTGGAGGACGTGCTATCTTGCTGGGTTGTTTGCTTCCTTCACTGGCTGATTTGTTGGCGTCTGCTTCTGCTTTCTTGGCATCCACCAACTTTTTGATATAAAACGCACGCAGCATTGTGGGCATTTTATATACACCTTCTTGAGTAAATGCTCCATTACTATAATAACAAAGATCAAATATCTCACTGTGTATGTTCATTTTACTTTCTGGTCTTATGGCAAATATATCTGTATTTATGTCCATTTTACTCTTTCTTACCGCGTTGCATGTTGGACAACTTACTGCTATTTCATTTATATAACCTGGTGTATGTTCTTCATAAAACTTTCTAAACAATTTGCTATCTGTTGCACTCAGTTCATATTCATAAAAATTATTTATATCTTCTACATCATCTATTCTCAAAGTTATGGCTTTGGCAAAAGCCAACCAACCATGTTTTATATATATATCATGTTCATTGCAGGTTGGTAATTTGAAATATACATTCTTTTTGCATTTTTGAAAAGTGTAACTCAAACAATTATTTCCGCGTTCATATATTGAAAAATCAAACATTTTGCCGCGAAATGCAAATGATATATCATGTTCATATTCAGAATCACATTCTGAACATTGTGCTTTCATTTTTGTATAAGCACCATAATTGGCAATACGCAGATTCAATAATATTGCTTGCTTATCACAATACAACAATTCACTGGTGTCTATACCACCTTCTACAACAGCATCAAGAAATGATGTTTCCAATAGGCCGCGTTTGGCCAAATTATTATTACACAACAGTTCTTCGTGTTGTCCCGTTATAGGAAATATATTTAATTTACCGGAAGCATATCGCGAACCGCTTGGATAGAAATATCCTTCTGATGCCAGATCAATGATTTCGGCGTGCAGATTCACGCTTCATTTTAGTTCTCGGTCAAGTTTGGCCAGAAGAAATTTGCTCCCAATGGAACAGTCATCTTGACTTGATGCCCACATGCTGGACAAGTAAAGTCAAAATTCATATTCATGTCTGGTGTGTTTTCGCGCACAAACTTGCGTAGAGCCAAACTATCTTTGGCTGTTAGTTGAGTATCAACAAAATTCTTAATTTTACCACGATCAGATTCACCATCAATCGACTTTATAGTATATTTCAAACGAGTGGTGATTTCCGGAGCATTTGTATTGTTGGCTCCGCTAAATTTAGCCAATGCTTTTAGTTCAGCGTCAATATCAGTTTCATCTTTATGGGTCAGCAAACTGACTGTAACAACTTTACCAGAATTTGGCAATTTGAACGACAATCTGTTTTCACCTTTTGTCAGCATATCTGTGTTCAGTGGTTTGGCTTTTAATACACCCAAATCAATTTCCACATTTGATTCAACGCCGCATTCTGGGCACTTGATTTTTGTGGTATAATTTTCACCATATGCACTTTTGCGAGCAGCAATAAACAATGCATTTTTGTCACCAATAAGCAGATCTTCTATACCAACATTTGGTGTAGCAATAAGTGCTTTTAGAAACTCATCCAACACTGTGCCTTTCTTGAGTAAATTGGTGTTGCTCAGAATGTCTTCATGGCGAGCTGTGACTTGGTATATTTCAATCTTGCCATTGCTCAATGGATGATTGGCTGGATAAAAATAACCTTGAGATGGCAAATCTACATTTTCAGTTGGTATATTTTGCTTTGGTGCTTCTGCTTGATTTTGAATCAATGCAGTTTTGACCGCGTTATTGAACGGTGCTGACTTTGATACAGGAATGGTTGTGTCTGACATAATATTTGTAACGATTGATTGTTACTCATATATATGAACTACAAAAAGTTTTGTGTATATATAAAAACTAAGATATTATTTATATCTTTTTCTTATCTTCATCCGCTGCTTTCTTTTTATTTGCAGCAATCAATTGAACAACACCCATCAATAATATAGAACCAGCCGCTATTGCTCCAACGATCCACATAGGAATTGTTGTTGCCATATATGCAAGACCCAGAAATGTGATGCCAGAAAAAATCATATTGAAGCTCTTGAATAACACGCCGAGAATCACAAACAATATTCCAATACCACCCAACAATCTAACCAACCATACCATAAGTTCTTGTTGTTGTGCTTCTTTTAATAAACGAACTTGATCTACTGCATCAGCACGAATGCGATCAACTTCTATTTTCTTTTCAGCTTCTATCTTTTCAATTGCAATACGATTGGATTCTTTTAGTTGCGACTTTTCTTTTTCTTTTTGAACAATTATTGCTTCAGCATCATCCAATTGAGCTTTTTGATTCACAGCCAATTCAATTGTTGCTTTGTATTTTATATACAATCCATCTATACTTTTTTGAAGAGATTCTTTAATGATTTTTTCTTCAGCAACTTCTTTTTGAATTTCTGCTTTTTTAGCGTCAGTTAGAATATCCGTGCGCATCATTATTTCTTTTGAACGTAAATGTGCAATGGTGGTATTAATGTCTACTTTTTTCTTTTCTTGAGTTACATGATATACACCATAGTTTATTTCTGATATCTTAGCGAAATTCTCAAGGTCTTTTTCGCGAAGATCATTATATGCCTTTTGTGTTTCTGCCTTTAACTTGGCATATTCAGCCTCCATATTTTTTTTGTCATCTGCTGCTTTTTTTTCCGCTATTTCTGCCCTTTCCATTGCTTCTTTTGCTGACTGCGCTGCAACAACTGCCGCCACATTCACTTCTGGTTCTTTTACTATTTGTTCGGATTTTTCTAGTTTCTTTCCAAAACTGGGCATTTTTGGTATACTTGGACATCCTGTCAACAGCAACAGAGCCAGAAATGATATGACTAGTTTTTTCATGATGTTATTTGATTGCTCGTCTTGCTTGTAGTTTCTTGATCATAAATGCGCGCTGTGCAGCTTTTCTTTTTTCTTCCGATGATGCCATTGCAGCAAGATCGCTTTCTGGAGCGTCGTCTAGTTGATTGTCTGTGTCAGCAGAAAGTTCTTTTCTCAATGCATCTGCTGTTTTCTTGACAAACGCTGGATCTAGATTTAGAGATACTTCTTCTTCGCTTGCACTTGAAGACAATTGTTGCATGATATCGTTGTCTGTTGTGTTTGGAGCGGCGGTCAAAATATTTTCGATTGCGCCACGAGTTGCTGTATCAAAATCAGTTCCACCGGTACTTGAAACTGGTGCAACTTTCTTTGGACGACCCATACCAGCAATTCCTTTTGGAATATATGGTCCTTTTGGAGCTTCGGTTGGTGTGCCATCTGGAATGGTCTTGTGTCCCTTGACTACCCAACCAGTTGGAGAACTTGCGTCTTGAGCCTTGAACTTGCTGCCCACAGCACCTTTAACACGAATTTCTTCAATATCCGATTCATCAATAGCTTCGCGGATCATTTCTAAAATTTCTTCTTTTATGCTGCCGACTTTTTGTGGAGTTGCTGGCTTCTTGACAACAGGAAGCTTCTTACCTTCTTGTTTTTCTACTGGTCCCTTGCCCGTAAGATCTTTTGATGAAGCAACATTTTCTGTGTGATCATTTGAATCTTTGGATTTTTTGAATCCAGACAATCCTTTGGTTTCGTCAATACGTTTTTGCTTTACAGCAACAACTTCTTGAATAATAACTTTTAACAGTGCTTTTAGTTCAGACTTTTTCATGGTAGTTTTGTTTTCTTGTAAATTATTTTCGCTGATTTTTGTATTTGGCATATCAGATTCAATCCACTTCTTTACTTTTTCAATCATAGCTGGGGATTTCCAGTTAATTTCATATGGACTGATGTTCACGTCATGTTCTTTTCCATCCGGTCCTTTGACATAATGAAACAACTTGATATTATCTTCTTCACGATCTTCATCTGCCCAAAATTTATATGGTCCTTTGATAGTCTGTATCATAACAGAATTGTCAACCAACTCATTCAAATCAGTGGCATGTGTGTCTTGTGGCAATGGATGTTCACCTTCATTCATAACAACTTCCAGATGCTTGGTTTCCATCGGAGTTGTACATGGATGATGTGGCATATCCCATTTTATGTCAGCCCAAGGACCAGAATTTCCATGCATCTGAATTTTTGTTACAGTTCCTTGATAGTTGTTGTATCCACCTTTGTTTATCAAACGAACTCTGTCTCCGGATTTTACTTTATGAGTTGATTCTTCACCCAAATACAGATCATGACTTTCAGTGACTATCAGTTTTATCAAACTCTTTAGTTCAGACTTTTTCATACATTATTGTTTGTCTTTGATGGAATTTATTCTGTCAATGACTTGACCTTGCTTCTTTGACAAACTTGCCTTTTTACGTTCAAGTCCTTCTATTTTTCTTTGAACCGGTGCATGCAGTTTGACTATATCAGCGTCAATTTTGCGAATATCATTTGTGATTTTATCCAAAGCGGCTTGATATGTTGCCAATGATTTTTTGTCTGAATCAGTCATACCAGATTCCGGAGCAGATACTCCAAATTGAGATGCACCAACTTCACCGATTTCTTTCAGCTTACGCTGAACAATTTCGTTGATGATAATTCTTAGTTCAGATTTTTTCATTTGCCGTGCATTTTTAATATTTCTTCAGCAGCAGCTTTTGCTTTTTTGGCCAATTCAACTTCACGCTTTTCTTCCGGATTATTCATGTCTGTTTCATCATGTTCTTCATTCATTCCCTTATTTTCCCAAGCAGCCCACATTTCACAAACACGCTGATTACCTTCGTTTTTAGCATTGTGCATCTTCCACATTGTAGCATAAGCTTTTTGTGGAACATCTTTATACTGTGCCAATAGTTTCTTTTCAAGAGCAGCTGGAAAATTTGGTGGAGCAGATTCCTGTATATTAGTTTCGGCAACTCCCAATCCAATTGCTTCTTTTACTATTTGTCTTACTAATTGTTTCAATTGAGCTTTATTCATAGATTTTCTATTCTTATTATTAAGTATATATAAATATCAATAAGTTTATAAAAAAAGTGTAACTAAGTTATACAGTGTTTGCATCTACTGTGTGATTTGTGATGCTTATAAGCAAGATTGTATAGTCGGATATATACAGATGTCAAGAACAAAATGCTCAATGACATGTTCTTATAACAGATTCATCTCGTATTTGAGATTACCACAGTCCCAAATACGATTATATCCATTATTTTGCATATTCTGCCATTCTGTTAAAATAGCATCAAATTTAGGTAATTTTGATTTTAGTACCTGTTTTCTGAACCCAAATCTATGATATTTATTATAATAACCATTTTTAAAATACCAATAATTTGGAGGAGATATATGCGCCAATTTCATTCCTATTGAACTGTATATATTTTTTTGTATATATGTGAACCTACGATCTGCATAACTTATTATTTTTTTAGGGTTATGTTCGGATATAAACACTTTTAAAAACTTTGAAACAATTCCAACTATAGAAACAGAGGTTGCAAATCTAACCAATTCGTATGTATCCTTGTTGGGGTTTTTGATTCCAAGTGCAGCTCGCTCTTTTCCAAATGTAATAACTGCCACCAATTCTTTATTATAAAAAGCACCATATCTCACAGATGATATATCTTTTCCTTGTATATGATGTACATCAAGAAATTTATCTTTTTCAACATTTGATATTTCTGATATTATCAATTCTCGCGCACCTATTCTTTTTTCATATATAAAATGAGAACGCAATTTTTGTTTTACTATTTCTTTTTTGTTCTTCCACTCGTCCTCAAATATATGAATTAGATGTATATCATTATACTCACACTCTTCAGTTTTGAGCAAATGATATTTTTTTGATTTTCCAGCCATCTCTGAATGCCAATATAATCCGTTAAATTCAATAGCGATTTTCTTTGATGGAATGTATATATCAAGCTCCAACCCAGATGGTAAAATATCTTTACTATTTTCAACTATAGATTCGTTGGTGATAGATTTTATATACTCTACTATTTCTTTTTCTGCAATAGATGTTTTTTCATATTCTATCGGATTGCACTTTAAGCAGCGAGGAAGATGCCCACCGTCTATATGGTCTGAAAATATATCATTGCATGACTTGCATTGAAATTTATACAAATTTATTCTATCTGTGTTGATATATTCTTCCTTTGTAAATAACGGAATATACCCAACATTTAATTTGTGTTCATTCAGCAATATATCGTAAAAAGCGTCAATAAATTTTTTACGTTTTGCTTCTTTGACGTGCAACATTTTACTTGGATGCTCCGCACCATATTTATCAAGATTTGTTTGCTTTATCTTTTTCCTGATATCAGACGATTGAAATGGATTTTCTACACCATTATTAATCAAGCAAGTTTTTTTCTTTTTATCTTTTACATCACTTCGTTGAGATACATGTTCCACTCCATACAATTTAATATTGTGCGATTTTGTTTTTTCTATCACCTCATTTGACTGAAATGCCCAGTCTACGCCAAACTTTTCTTGATTTGTTTGTTGTATCTTTTTTAATACTTGTTCACTTTTTGATGCATTATCTACTCCATATCTACTTAAACAAGTAACTTTGGCTTTTTCCGAATTTACATATGTTTCGTTACCATACTTTTCCAACTTTGTCTTTTTAATCTTGGCAATTCTCGTTGGATTTCTTGCCACATATATGCCACTGCATTTAGCAGAACAAGTTTTTTGATCACGCTTTATCAGCGACCAGAACGACGTGTTGCAAATTTTGCAATTTGTTTCTTGCCAAAATTTTAAATTTTTTTGCACACATATAGTATGGTCATTTTTGCTATCATTGTCAATTTCTATATTTTTGTTCATAAAAAATCTCTGTGCGTATAAATAGCACAGAGATTTGCGAAAGCGTGACCGCTTGAGATGTTATATCAATATTGTAAAATCGCGTAGTCGTAGGTCAGCGTCATGCTAATGGTCAATGCTTCGTTTGCACTCCAATCCAAACCAGCACCATTGAAATCAACGGTGGATGGAAAGCACCCTTTCAGTTGCCATTGTTCAACTTTGTCACCTACTGGTCCAAGAACGTCGATGCTAACATCTTTTTTGTAAAAATCAGCATATCCGTTACGACCTGTGACAGATTCATGAGCCAAACGAACCCACTCCATACATGCTTGAGCAGCGGATGGAACGATTGGGTCATATAAAGAAATTTGAATGTCTTGCCATTCGCTCTTGCCCTTCAGTTTGCGATATGTGTTGATGTGGTCAAGTTTGATTGTTCCATTTGTGATGCTTGGACGAGCAGCAGCTTTGATAAGATATGCTGGAATGCCGTCGATGTTCATGATAAAACGGTTCTGAACTTTAGGTTCAAAACTCGTAAAGAATATTTCATTTGCGCTTAATAGTTCTGCCATAATTATGTTTCTCCGATTGATTGTTTGCTGTGAGTTTTCACTAATAATAAATAAACAACTGTCAATGAAATATTTTCTTTACATATAAGATATATAATACTATACTGCATACGAACTCAAATACACTTATGGCAAGACCCAAGAAAAATCCAATACACACAAACATGCTTTGCAAGACATGCCAAATGGATTTTCAAGTGAAATGGGTCAAACGAAATATACAAAAATATTGCTGTAAGTCATGTGCCAACAAAGACCCAGAGGTTTTATCAAAAATGAGGCAATCTCAAAAGCAAACTTCGTTGCTAAAATATGGTGTGGAACATCCTATGCAGACAGCAAGTGTTGTAGAAAACCTCAAGATTAGTATGAAAGCAAAGTATGGCAAAGAGTTTGCTCAACAAGTAAAATCTATCAACGACAAGTCCAAGCGAACCAACATGATAAACTATGGAGTTGAAAATATTTTACAGAAAAACAGTCCATTACGAGAAAAGATAATAGATGGTTGGATGAAAAAATATGGAGTGGATAATCCTGGTAAATCTCGTGAAGTTATAGATCGCAGAAGTAAAGTAAAACAAGAAAATCATTATGAAAAACTTTGTGTATATTTTAATGATCAAAAAATAGAATGGTTGATACAACCAGAAGAATATGATGGTTATCATTTTTCCAAGAAATATAACTTTAAGTGCAAGAAATGCAATGGCGGATTTGATTCTACTGTATATGTTCCAACAGACGTATTTTGTGAATTGTGTCATCCTGAAAAGAAAATCACTGCCGAAACATCATTGCACGAGTTTTTGGTGTCTGAACTAAATGGAAAAACTGTGTCAAGACATAACCGAACTATATTAGAAGGCAAAGAACTTGATTTTTATATACCAGAATTAAACTTTGCTATTGAATATAATGGTTTATATTGGCACAGAGAAGGTCAAACAAGAATGAGTAAAAACTATCATTTGGATAAAACAACAAAATGTGCAGAGAAAAATATACGATTGATTCATATATTTGAGAATGAATGGAAGCATAAAACAAATATTGTTAAATCTATTATTCGCCAAAGTTTGGGCGGTTCAATGGCTAAAATATATGGCAGAGACTGTGAAATCAAAAAAGTTGATAAAAACAGCAAGCGAGATTTCTTGAATAATTGTCATATACAAGGTGATGATCGTTGCAGTGTTGCTTATGGATTATACTATAAAGATTCTCTTGTGAGTATTATGACATTTTGTAAGAGTAGATTTGATAAGAAAATAGAATGGGAAATATCAAGATTTTGCAATTCACTCAATACACGAATACTTGGCGGTGCTAGTAAATTATTCAGTGTATTTTTAGAAGATTATAAACCAAATAGCGTGGTAAGTTATTCTGATAGACGATTTTTTACAGGAGATATATATAATAGACTTGGCATGGAGTTTGCTGGAAATACTGCACAAGGATATCATTATGTATCGCCGGATTTTAGCACATTATTCAATCGCCAGATGTTTCAAAAATCCAAACTAAAGAAAAAATTACAAAAATTTGATGAGTCATTGTCTGAATGGGAAAATATGAAAGTTAATGGATTTGATAGAATATGGGACTGCGGTCATACCAAATGGATTTACAAACCCAAAACAGTTTGACATTTCATGATTTATGAATAGCGTGCATATATGACTATATTCAATATAGAAAAATCTTTCACAGAAAAAGCCAAGCGTCGTTGGAATAAAATCTTTATTGCTGTAGATGTGCATGATGTTATATTAGAAGCTAAATATAATCTAAATAATGATGGTGCGGGTTATATGCCAAATGCAATCAAAGTATTGCAGCAATGGAGCAAGCGTGAAGATATATCTCTGATATTATGGACAAGTAGTCATGTCTTACCTGCCAGTAAAGTGTTGGATAATCTTGAAAAACATAATGTATATTTCAAGCATGTAAATTGCAATCCAGAATGTCCAAACGACGCATTGTGCGACTTTAGCAAAAAGTTTTATACCAATGTGATTTTAGATGATAAAGCCGGATTTGAAGGCGATAAAGATTGGTTCCTTATTGAAAAAGAATTGAAGCGAATTGGAGAATGGAAAGAATAATTTAATATAGTACAAATAGTGTTGACTATATCATCCAATACGATAACACTACTTATTGTCAACTAATAACGGTTGATGCAACAAAAGAAAAATATGAAAAAGTATATCCTATTAGCACTAGTATCAGTATTGTCAGTTGTAGCCGCAGAACAGAAAGAACGCCCGCCACTGACCGATGCGCAAAAAGCAATCGTTGCCAAGTATGATACCAACAAGGATGGTAAGTTGGACAAAGAAGAACGAGCAAAGATTACCCCAGAAGATGCAGCAAAGTTGCCGCCTCCTCCCGCTGGTAAAAAGAAGCAATAAGTTCGTGAAGAAATAATTCACTTAAAAAAGAAGCCCCGAGAAATCGGGGCTTTTTGTTATGAAATTTCTTTGACGCTCATTTTTTTATCATAGTTCTTGGCTATATTATCTTTGATTTTATCCAAATATCCATATGCACGAATAATCTTGAATACTATATTTTCTTCACTCAACTCGCCACCTTTGTCCAACCCAGATTGACGATACTTATAAAGCTTGTCCAACAGACTCTTTAGAGCAGTTTCATCATGTTTTGACAATAGTGTTGTTATTTTCTTCTTGTATTCTTTATACTTCTTTTTTATAAGTTCTTTGTTGAAAGTTGGACTTTCTTTAACAGGTTCTTGAATCCAATCATTTTTCAACACACTATATGAACTGGCTGAAGTAGGTACATGCGCTGTGTCTTGAACATATATTTCAACATCATGACCTTTCATGGTTATGTTGTGCTTGTTGTTCCAACCCACTTTTATAGCATCAAATAATGTTTGAGCATCATCTGCTGTCATATCTAAATCTTTAAAATCTGTGACAACATGCAAGTCAATATCACTATAATCTGTCCAATTATAATTGGTGATGCTGCCAATGATAACAATATCATGTATCTTTATATCTATATTATTTTCTGTCTTGAGATTGTTTACAAAATCTTTTGCAATCTGATATAATCCTTTGCGCACTATATTATCAAGTTTGGCACCATCTTCATTGATGTTCCAAAGTTTTGGACAAAGAGTATCTCTGTATAAAGGATATTTCATTCGATCACAAATGGTTGTAATTTTTTGATACTACTTGAAGCGTCGGTGTGATGAATAGCAATACGATGCAATGCAACATTGTCCCAAACATTTATGTTCTTTTGAGTATCATCTAGCAACACGTGAGTAACACGACCGGTCGTTTTTAGAATATATTCCGGTTTCTTTGAACCAGCAGACGCAATAATAACTTTCACAGTTGGATCAATATGCTTGCGAATCCATGCAGTTTTTTGTTGAACAATGCTGCTGCCTTGACCTGCACTCAAAATAACCGGCAGTGGGTTCTTGAAGTTCTCTTTGATAAAATCCCAAAGAATTTTAGCATCTGGAGTCGGTTTCAAATCAATCCAAAAATTTGGCTTGCTTGCAATTAATTTCCAAAATGAACTCTTTCCGTTCTTTTCTTCATATTCTTTTGGAGCCAATCCATCTGAAAGTTCCTTAAATCCAGCGTCCATATCAACCAAAACTCCATCCATGTCGCAGTATAATTGAACTTGCAGAGCACTTTTTTCTTCTTCTTCCTTCAATAGATCTTTTAACAATATATGCATATACTATAAATATCATGATTTTGTTGAATGAGCGAGTTTTTTCTTTGAGTTTTCCCAAACTATTTCAACACCATAACCGGCCAACATCAACTTATTTGTTTTAATGGCATCTTTGTCCCATTTTTCTTTTGCTGTCATACGCAACGACTTATTATAATAATTCGGCTGACATTTTGATGGATTGCAATGCCAATAATCACCGTAGCATTCTATTGCTTTTTTTAACGATGGTATATAAATATCCACCGAACATCTTGCATCTTTTAGATATTCTTCCAACAGTGCGTCTGGATATTCTAATAAAACAAGATCATAAGTTTGTTTTTGAAACTTTGATATGCGTTTTCCGTTTGATAATATAGCAGAAGGGCTATCAAAATAGCACGCGGTTCCGTATTTTTTCATACAAGTATTTGCAGCTTTTTCTGAGTTGTTGTATTTATAATTTCCGTATTTTGTCAGTTTGGTTTTTGATATCTTTTCAACCGAAATTGGATCGTTCATAGGATTATTATCATTTATCCAAACTTTAAGTTTTTCTTTCTTTTCTTTTGAACTTCTGTTACATTCATTTGAACAATATTGCTGCAATTTTCCAGACCTTGGATGTAGTATTCTTTTATATCTATCAAACGGTTTATTGCAATTTAGGCAATTTACAATTTCGTGATTTTGCGATTTTCTCCAAGCATACATGGCTTTTGTGTCTATGAATCTTTTATTTCTGTGCTTCCAATCAACCGTGAAAGATTTACCAGTCCATTCGCAAATTTTATTTATTGACTCTGGGTTTCCATAATTTGTTTTCATATAAACATAAATATACGACCCTGTAGGCAAAATGATGAAATCCTGCTATATAAAAAAGAAACCCACCAAAAAGTGGGTTTCTTGTAATCAGTTTTTTACGATTTATGCGCCCGGAAAAACGGCACCCGAAGGGAGTACATTGAAATCGAGCACAATGAATTCTGCGGTCTTTGTTGGTTGAATATAGATTTGTCCATAAAGGATGTTTCTATCAACCAAATCAGCAGTGTTGTTGCTGTCATCCATGATTACCTTGAAGGAATAGATACCAGAACGTTGTTGTACGCTTTCTAGATATGGATTAACGATGTTCAAGAAACGCTGACGAGTTGTTGATACGTTTTGTTCAAACACTAGATAGCGAGAAGAAGATGCGATGAACTTCTTCAGTGCAATCAATAGACGACGTACATTAACTCGGTCCAGAGCGGAAGCCTGACGTTGTAGTGTCTTTTGACCCCACGCTACCACACCTTGACCCGGAAATGCAGCGATTGGGTTAACGTGACCCTCGTATAGAGTATCGCGTTCAGTGTGTGTCAAACGGTCAGCAACTTGAACTGCTTGTGGAATGCCACCACGGTTCAGACCTGCTGGGGCAAACCATTCAGCTGCCACATTGTCGTTGGCGGCATATACGCTCATCATAACGACAGATGGTGGAACTGGTATGATCTTATTGCTGTTGGTGTCTTGAATCTTGATCCAAGGATAATAGGTGGCAGCATAGTTTGTGTCAAACTGTGCAGCCAGGTCTACCACATTTTGGATAGAAGTATCGCCAGCCATTTGGTTTGGTGCAATGTCCATGATATAGAATGCATCACCGCGACGTTCACAAGTATCAATAACCAGTGAAGCAACATATGGGTGATCTTGATATTCAATACCAGGAACCGTGATAAGATTAAAGTCAAACTCATCAGCATTGCTCAACGCAGTCAAACATTGTTTGTATGCGTAAGAACCATAACTTTTGTTGGTAGAACAATCCAATCCTTGTTGATTGGTTGGCAAAATGTCATTACCAACCAGCAATGGAACTGAAGGAGATTGACCATCAAACCCACCTTGGAATCCAAGAATGAAACGACGTTTTTTGATGTTTAAGTTTTCTTCGCTAGCGACATACAATGGAGTAATACCACATTTTGTTTCTAAATCGAAGGCAACGTTTGCACCAGTTTCATTGATGGATTCAGCGCCCAGTGGAATTGGAGAAAAATATTGCTTGTTGTCAAGTTCTGGACCAACCGAACTTCCGTTTGGATACAGAGCCAGCAGATCTTCATCGGATTGGGCTGGGGCTGGTTGGAATACGATACCAGATGCATAACGACCCGGTTGCAATGGGTAAGCAGACGCACTGCAATATTGCATTGCTGGTAACTTACCTAGACGTGCATAATCTCCACTTATTGGTGCGGAATATGGACCAAATCCAAATGGAATTGAGCCAACTGGCCACGGAGATGTTGCCATCTCAACGCGGATCAACTTGCTTTTGTTGACATAATCACCAAATTGAACAATCTTGCCGTTGAAGTCGATGTAGTTATAAATATCACCGATACGACGAGCAACATAGTTGCTGCTGTTGACATCCAAGTTTAGATTGTCGTATCGTTCTATTATTTGTGTCCTTGCATCTGTGTCGGAGAAGTCGCGTAGAATTAGCGAGAATGAACCATATTTTGTACCGGGAATCGAACCAGCCGAACGAACATTGCTGATTTCAATTTTGTATGAAGTATTGGCCGAAGTACCGTCGCTCAAAGTATGAACCTTGAACAAATCATAAGCCAGTGAAGATGTGGTATTAAAACCAGCAACCAATTGCGAGCGAATATATGGAGTATATGCATTTGTTAGATCAAAGTCCGACGTGCTTGTATCAGGAGTTCTATCATCGGCGAACTTCATGTTATCACGAGAAGAAATCTGAATCTTCCAGCTACCGGAATCCAACATTTCATTGATAATTTCTTTGGTTCTGTTCTTGAAGTTTTTGTATGTATAAGCAGCTTCGATCTTTTGACCAGCGGAAACTGGATAATAACCAGCCATTGGATCGGTACCAAACACATTGGTTAGATAAGCAGATGATTCTGTATCTAACGAGAAGGTGTATGTTCCATAAGAACTGCTGACATATTGATTTGTGTCAGTATCGAAATGAACATCGTTTAGTGCTAGACTATAATCCGCACCGACAACTGTTGCATTACTTGGCGTTAAAACAGAGCCACTGAAACCAAATAGGTTTTGACCGCGATCATATGCAGTATTGGCCAGAACAGCCAAAACAACTTCGTCACGCACCGGTACAGCCGACGCACTTCCACAATCGTCTTCACTGGAAACTCCACTTGGGGTCCAGCTGTTAGTATTAATAGAACCATAAGAACCGGACAAAACACCCGATATATCCAAAGTGTAATTACACGCATTAGTTGGATTGGAAACAATAGATGCGACTGGAATGGTTGCTGTAGTAGGAATGTTCCACGAAACTAGAGGTAAGTTGAGTTTTGTTGTAGATACAAACTGGTCAAACACGCCTGGAGTGGAGCCTGACAATGCAACGGTGCTGCTAGATACTGTAGTAAAAGCAACATCTCCAACAACCACTGTAGAACCGGAATAGATACCAGAGGAAAATTCCAGACTCAAAGAACCTGAAATTACGAATTGTCCAGCTACTCCGGAGTATACCCACGAACCATCAAGCAAATACCCACTGAACGAACCGCTCTCAACAAAGCGTGCGTATTGACCCGGAATTGCACTGATGACCAGAGCATCTTTTTGTTCATAGCCACCCAATCCACCGACGCGGCAGACTGTGACTTGACCTTGCTGACGCAAGTATTGTTGTGCGGTAATTGGACCATATAGTGTACCATCAGGATCACCGAAGATGCTTGTTAAGTCACCCTCACTGGTTATTACCGTTGGCGAAAATCCTGGTCCCTTTTTAAAGGGAGCAACGACTACTCCTCCGATTGCTGCTACACCCTGTGCCAGAAACGATTGGTCAATTTCACGAGTGAATACACCTGGTGAAACGATACGTTCTGAAGGGCTATACTTTGCATTTTGTTCTATTGCCATATGTTATTTTCTCCTGTTAAATGTGGATAAAAAGTCTATATATAAGTATGTTAGAAAAACTCAAAACATAAAAAATATCTACTTCTATAATCAAATAATTAATTAACTTACTTTAGGAGAGAAAATACCGGTGTTTATATCAAATGTTCCTTCACCATATTTGGCAACAATTTTGTCTAGAAATACTTTTTCTTGATTTTCAATAGCAGTGATTTTTTGTTCAATTCTACCTTCATTCTTTTTGACTTCACGCTTTTGAAGTTCCAATTGACCAAGAGCCAATGTGGTTTCTTCATAACCTTGACGAATAGCAGAAAGTTCTGTTATTTCAGCTTCGTTGAATTTAGTTGGGCTATTGGCCGTATTTTGAGCAGGTTGATTTAGTTCCATATAGTTTTATAACGTTTAATGATTCATTCATATATATGGATATATATACTCAAACAATATATATAATAACTAAAAATTTACCATTTATTGGCTGGACACTTGCTGGCATCCAATCTTACTTTGGTGGTCATAAAGCAGCCACAAAGTTTGCAGCGTGCTGATGCTACTTCAAAACAAGTGCAAGTTGAACATATCTGCATACGAGATTGTGCTTTTTCTTCTGTTGCCATAAGCACGCCATTTTTTGCCATACCTTCTAAAGATTTCAATACAGACTCACTCAAATTGAACATGAGGCTGATTGGATTGTTGTTCATTTTTATTTGAATCTGTGTTAACGAAATATTGTTCAATATATAATGACTACCTTACCAAGTTCACCCGGATTTCCGGCAGTCCCTCGATAGCCATCAGAGTACCCGTCGCAGTAGCCCGAGCTTGCACCAGTCATGTTGCTTTGGAAGGAACTGCCGCCACCACCACCGCCACCTCCATCTCCACTGTCAGGATAGTCGTCGCGCCCTCGCCCACCACCACCACCACCACCACCGTAGTAGCCCCCGCCACCAGGACCACCGCTGCCGCCGTTCGCATTTGTGCCACTTGATTCGGAACCACCGTTACCACCGGCACCAGCACCCCCAGAACCACCAGCAGTTCCAGGACTACCATTTTGGTTCGCCCCACTTCCACCAGCGCCAACAGCGGATTGTGATCCGCCGTAACCGAACTCGGAATAATTCGCGGTGGCGCTGCTGCCGTTGGCAGCGGTGCCACCAAGGAGACCAGCCGCGCCACCAGTGCCACCATATCGGTCTACCCAGTTATCTCCGCCATCATCGCCGTCCCCACCACCACCGCCACCAGCTCCAGCAATAGCATAACCCTGTACGACCCCCGCCCGCTTCCATGTTACGCTTGAAGCAACTGACGTGTTGTCTCCTGTATTATAGAAGTGCAGCACATCATTGGAGGATACCGCAAAACTTCCTGAAATATAAGCCCCCGACCCGCCACCAGGACCGAAATTACGCCCACCCGCTCCATAAAGCTTAACATTGACGACAGAAACGCCGGAAGGAATTGTAAACGTCGAACCTGCAGTTGTGAAAGTGACCACGGTTGGTCCTGCACTTTTTCCATATCCATCACTCAAAGATATTGCACCACTTGATTTATTAAATAAAGTTCTTACTGCTGCATCATTTAATGAGATTGATGCAGTTGCTAAATACCCCAATTCGGTATTTACCATACTCATTGAAATTGGACCTGATGCTGGTAGTGCCATATAATTATATTGTGGTAGTTATTAATAACGAGTCCCGAATTTATCACTTAAACTACAGGTATACCCCGTGCTTATTTAAACTGCTGGTGTACACCAATACTATCGGAGTCGCTGATACTGGCGTCACCGTTATTGGTGTAAAACCGGCATTAATTGCCAATACAGCCAAGGATTCTGCGTCGGTTGTCCAGAGGGCAGCTTGTTGAGTAGTGATATGTATGACGGTATATCTAAACTCAATACCGAGTGATGTTCCACGATCTACCCAAAGACTGAAAGCCAAAATCCGATAGCCAGTTAGTTGATGATAGTTGATATAGCGAACTTCAAATTTATTTGCTAAAAATTCCCCAATTCTGGTCTGGATTTTGACCGGAACAATTTCAATTGTTGTTTCTGGGTTCATAAATTTACTTATTATTAATAGTATCAGTAAGTTGGTTATATAACCGCTGTTGTATATATTTTTAGCTGGTTGTTGGAAATCCCGGAAATGGTATAAAGGATTGTGAAGCTTCGTCCCATAACTTAGGCAGTCCATCAGTTGGCCATGCCACAGGTGGCACAAAGCTGACGGCAGTTTCGTCCCATACCCATGATGCTGGATGACTGGCAGCTAATGCATTGGCACGAGCTTCTGCAATTTGTTCTGGTGTTGGTGGATTGTCTGAAATTGTTGGTATGCTTGGCATGATTTTTTTGTTTTTTTAACGCCGCTAATATTTGCTGCTTATATATAACTATATTTGTATTTGTAAATTTACAATATATACGATAGATTTATTTTTTCTATTATTTTTATAATCTATTTATTTTTTTCTGCAAATCTACTATCATAGAATTTTGTTCTTTGATAGCTTCAATAAGTAGTGGAATAAGTTTTTCATATCTTACTGTCATATATATTGGATCAATTGGAGCAGCTGCAATAATTTCTGGTAATATTGCTTGTACTTGTTGAGCAGATACACCCACTTCTTTTTGTTTTATATAACCAAAATCTATTGCAGTTTGATTAGGTTCAAAATAAAATCCATTAAGAGACAATACTTTATTTAGTGAATCTGGAATATTACCAAGATTATTTTTAAGACGATCATCAGAAAAATATGCAGTAATATTACCTACAGCAGTAATGTCACCAGACACAGCCAATGAACCTGTTATTTTGGTGTTTCCATTCACATCCAACTTGGCATTGATTGGTGTACTTTTTCCAATTGCCACATTAGTATTATCATCATATATTACACCAGTTGATAGTGTTGATGTTCCAGTAAATCTTGCAACATAATTTGCTGTGCCGCCGGATATGGTGCCAGCTCCGCTTGTGCCAGCACTACCAGATGTACCATTTCCACCCGGACTGCCCGCTGCGCCACTTGTACCACTGCTACCTGATGTGCCACTTGTACCAGCTGCGCCTGCGGCACCGCTTGTTCCACTTGAACCTCTGCTTCCGCTGCTGCCGCTTGTTCCGCTTGAACCGGTTGCACCCGCAGCACCGCTTGTGCCACTGCTACCGCTTGTTCCGCTTGAACCGGTTCCACCCGCAGCACCGCTGGTTCCACTTGAACCGTTGGCTCCGTTGGCACCGCTTGTTCCACTTGAACCTCTGCTTCCGCTGCTGCCGCTTGTTCCGCTTGAACCGGTTGCACCCGCAGCACCGCTTGTGCCACTGCTACCGCTTGTTCCGCTTGAACCGTTTGCGCCAGTAGCACCGCTTGTTCCACTTGAACCGTTGGCTCCGTTGGCACCGCTTGTTCCACTTGAACCTCTGCTTCCGCTGCTGCCGCTTGTTCCGCTTGAACCGTTTGCGCCAGTAGCACCGCTGGTTCCACTTGAACCGTTGGCTCCGTTGGCACCATTGGCACCGCTGGTTCCGCTGCTGCCGTTTGCACCGTTGGCACCGTTGGCACCGTTGGCACCGCTTGTTCCGCTTGAACCGTTGGCTCCGTTGGCACCGCTTGTTCCACTTGAACCTCTGCTTCCGCTGCTGCCGCTTGTTCCGCTTGAACCGGTTGCACCCGCAGCACCGCTTGTGCCACTGCTACCGCTTGTTCCGCTTGAACCAGTTCCACCCGCAGCACCGCTGGTTCCACTTGAACCGTTGGCTCCGTTGGCACCGTTTGCACCGCTTGTTCCGCTTGAACCGTTTGCGCCAGTAGCACCGCTGGTTCCACTTGAACCGTTGGCTCCGTTGGCTCCGTTGGCACCGCTTGTTCCGCTTGAGCCCCTGCTTCCGCTGCTGCCACTGGTTCCACTTGAACCGTTTGCACCCGCAGCACCGCTGGTTCCACTTGAACCGTTTGCACCCGCAGCACCGCTGCTGCCACTGGTTCCTGTTGATCCGCTTGAACCGTTTGCACCCGCAGCACCACTGGTTCCACTTGAACCGTTTGCACCCGCAGCACCGCTGCTGCCACTGGTTCCACTTGAACCGTTTGCACCCGCAGCACCGCTGCTGCCACTGGTTCCTGTTGATCCGCTTGAACCGTTTGCACCCGCAGCACCGCTGCTGCCACTGGTTCCTGTTGATCCGCTTGAAC